TAACCAACAAAGTAATTTTTGCGTTTTGCCTAAGCAAATTTTCCATTTGCCTAAGCAAACGCAATTTTCATCAAAATGCGGCATTTTTCGAGTGTCAAAAAGTACCATTTTGCCTAAGCAAAAGTTTATAACTATCTGTAAATCAATGTTCGGAAAATCGTGTTTTGCCTAAGCAAAATTATTTCGGTCTATTTTTGCCTAAGCAAAACAACGCTTTTGTTGATTATCAATGCTTTACACACTTTTGCCTAAGCAAAACTAATTTGCCTAAGCAAAATTATAGAATGCTCTGAAAATCAGATATTTAATTTTTCCGATTTGCCTAAGCAAAATTTGACCGATTTTGTTTTGCCTAAGCAAAAGTTTGTAAATACCTAATAATGAGCAATCTAATTTTTGCGTTTTGCCTAAGCAAAAGTTATCCGGGGGTATATATACTATATTATATATAAGTATAGATCTATAGATAAGAATAGATAGTATATGAAATAGGGGGTGTGGGGGAAAGAACAAAAAAAAGGGTGCTTTCAATTTGCACCCTCTTTACTTGGTTAATCATATCTCATTTCAGAGATACGGATATTGAGCAATGGTAGTATTTTGTTTGATCTCCAAAAACAACAGGTATCATAAAGCCTATTTCCTGATCGCCACGCTTCTTTATCCAGCCCTTATTGTATAGTGCCATATTCAAATCTATATAGTCAATAGGGGCAACGCTTCTTACGAGTTTCGTTTCTGGGGCTATCGGTGTTTGTCCTTTTGATCCGTCTTTGTTGATCATCTGTGTATCTTCAAATAGGACTGGAAGAGATTCACCCTCCATAACCATTAGGAACTTATCCCAATCAACCAAAACAACCTCATTCGTTTTGTTCTCTATAGACAATTCACAGAAGTAGTTTAGTGAATTGAAGCGGAATGATATTTTTACGCTGTCATTTTCCATTGAAAGCGTATCACTCTGGTAGGGCTTTTCCAATCTCAAAAAGCACCCGGCATTTTTCACTTGCGAAAATCCGACAACAGGGATGATCGCAAAGAGCATGAGTATAAGTTTTCTCATTTTGATTCTGTTTTGTTGTTCTCAAACATACTTCCAAATCCGGTAAGTAGCCATCTGGCGTTTACACCATACTCTCTAACCATAGGTTGTAGCCACGATAACTGAAACCATCCACGATCCAAATCTTTGCGCTGGGCAATGAAATTCCGTCTGTCTATGTTATTCAGTCGGCAATATGTATTCACTCCACGAATCTTCTTCATGGCTATTATCGCATCAAGTGCAGTATAAAAACGCTCCATTATTTGTTTGCTCACAGCCGTATTCATAGGATGTTATACTTCAAATAATCAATATCGGCTTTCAGATGCTCCAGAAACTCCGTGCCAGTGTTTTCTATCCTTGCTTTGATTATCGCATTGCTAAGGGCTTCTTGCGCTTCCAGAATTGCATCTACATTAACCGTGTTCCCATTCACATAATCGGTGAAACTCTGTTTGTACAGGTCGATCACCATTCTACTAAAATTTTCCATATCAATAACTATTTAACAGACATACAAAGCAAAACCTTGTACACTCCGTAAATATCTTCAAATGCAACCTCAAAGGGTGCAAAGATAGGATCTTGATTGATAGATACACACTTTACATACCCCTCTTTTTCAGCAGGAACGAGTATCTTAATCACAGTACCGTTACAGGTATCAAGCACATACACTTTTCCCCATTCGATAAAAGCCCTTTCGTTTATCCTCTTTATGAAGATCCGGCTACCGTTGGGATATTCAGGCGACATACTATCACCTGATACGGTCATAGCGAAGTCCACGCCACGGATCGGAGATACTACCTTTTCACAATCGCTTTCCTTGACCGATACAACGAAGTCATTCAAACTGCCTCCTTGTGCGGACACTGGAAGAAGTAGAACCATCTTTGCATTCTCTTCCGTTGCATCTTTCTGGTTGCGCTCTTTGGGATGCTCTTCTTTCGGAGTGTACAGAGTTTCCTCACTTTCTCCGTTATTCAGCATTACCCCAACGCCAGACTTTAGCCACGCTATGTTTAGTTCCGGGTAAACCTCACTTATTTTCTTCAATGTGTTTTCACGGATGCTATCACCTACTTTGTTCGCCCAACCGTTACTCATTCCGATTGAGATTTCAAATTTTTGCTGACCCAATCCCTTGTACCGAAGAAATTCCAGCAATCTATCTTTTGTTTCGCTCATTTTACCGACTTTAATTCTAATTTGATAATCAATAACTTATAATTCTCTCGCAAATTTCTTAGAAAAAAACTCCGTAATTATTTGCTTTATTAGAATTATTCTCCGTATATTTGCGGTGTAATCAATGTTATTACAGGGCAAATATATGAAAAATGTGTTTGCCAAACGCTAATTTACTGGGTAAAAATATGGAAAAAAGTAAGTTCAGACAGATTTATGACGCTCTTCCGGCAAAAGCACCCGTAGCTCCGAAAACGGCTTTTGTAAAAGAAGTTGCGGAGTTATGCAAAGTTTCAGAGAAAACAGTACGCTGTTGGTTGGCAGGAGCGCAAAAGCCGGATGCTTTGAAAATTTCCCTGCTTTCCCAAAAGTTAGGCGTACCAGAAAACGAATTGTTCAACTAATCAAATGCAACACTGATTATGAAGTTTGAAACATTAATCAATTTGGCAGGATCGGTAATCTTCGGACTGCTTGGAATCACAGCCCTAATCGGGGCGATCTTCTTTGGCGCATGGTGGCATTTCGTCACATTCGGTATGTGCGCTCTGATGGCTTATGTGCTATACACTGATGATGAGTACGGCACTGAAAGCGTGTCTGCATTCTTCAAACGTATCAAAAGCAAGTAATCATGCCTATCATTCTGGAATTATACGAACTGAAAAACCTATGCGCTGAAATGGCTGAACTGGGTGCGGCAAATTACGCAAAGCGTATCGCCCCGGCAAATGACCTTATTTCACAGCGTGAGGCATACAGGGAGTTTCAGGAGTGCCGGGTTAAGAAGTGGGTACAAAGAGGTACGGTATCTACTACTCGTGGCGGTGCTTCCATACGCTCCAAAGTTCTTTATTCCAGAGCGGAATTACTGGCTGCTGATAAATCGGAAAAACTTAACACTTTAATAAACAAGTAAAATGAGAACAATTAAGTTGGAATGTTTGACCCTAAACAATTTTAAGGGAATCCGTTACCTTACGTTGGACTTCACCAATGCGGAAACGTGGATATACGGTGAGAACGGTACAGGTAAGACAACGGTATGTGATGCCTTTTCGTGGCTTCTTTTCGGAAAGGACAGCAAAGGCAGATCCGATAGTAATTTCAACATTAAGACGTTGGATGAAAACGGAAAGCCTATCTTGAAGATAGAGCATTATGTTAGTGGTTTGCTTTCGGTAGATGGAAAGTCGGTGAAGTTACAGCGTAGGTATGTGGAGAAGTGGGTAAAACCTCGTGGAACTACAGAAGAAACGCTGAAAAACCACCAGACAGAGTTTTATGTGAATGATGTGAAACTGGCTACCAAACAGGAATACGATAGTACGGTAGCTTCCATTTTGCCGGAAGATGTTTCACGGATGATCACCAATCCGTTTTATTTCACCTCTCTTAATCCCGAAGTACAGAAAAGTATGCTGCTTGACATGGCAGGCGATGTGACGGATGAAGATGTGGCAGGATTGAAGCCGGAGTATGTGGAACTGCTTGCGCAGTTATCCGGCAAGTCGCTGGCTCAATACTCCAAAGAGATAGCCTCACGGAAAAAGGCGATCAAGGATGAGTTGTTGGTGATACCGTCCAACATTGAGACTGCAAACAGGTTGAAGCCGGAAGAAGAGGATTGGGTGGCTTTGGATGCCGAACTGACGGAAAAGCGCACGAAGAAAGCCGAACTGGAAGCCTCTTTGTCTGATAAATCCAAACTGGTAGAGGAAGAGTACAAGCGGAAAGCCAACATCCAAAAGGCTATAGGAGAAAAGCGGATTTCCCTTACCCAAAAGGAGAATGAGTTGAGGGCAACAGCCGACAAAGGTCGCAATGATGTTTCATTGAAGATCCGTGATATGGAATACAAGCTGAAACTACATGAGGGGGATTTGGTGCGGAAGCGCAACGAAATATCCTCTTATGAGGCACAAATCCAGAGAATGAACACGGAACTTGATACGTTGCGTGGGCAATACAGGCAGATAAGCCAAGAGCAACTGACATACCCGGAGGGTGCTTTCGTATGCCCTACTTGCCATAGACAGCTTGAAGCGGATGATATTGCCGCCAAACAGCACGAAATGGAGGCTAATTTCAACCAAAGCAAATCTGCAAGGCTACAGGCTAATTCCACGAAAGGAAAAGGTATCAAATCCTCTCTGGAAGAAACAAAGAAAAAACGTGAGGATGCTTTGGCTAAGGTTGCTGAACTGGAGGCAATGATTGAACAAATCAAGGCAGATATTGAGGCTCAAAAGGCAAGTATGCCGGAAAGCGTGGATGTGCGCCAACTGATAGAATCTGATTCCGATTGCATTGCCATTCGCAATGAGATTGCGGAATTGGAAAACCAGCTTACAATGGAAGCAAAGCCAGTAGATACTACAGATCTCAAAGACGGTATCAAGGTGCTTGACATTGCCATTTCCGAACTGGTTAAGAGGCTTGCAAAGCGTGAAGCCATAGAACGGGCTGATAAGGAGATTGCAACGCTGGAAGAAAAGCGTATTGCCAACAATCAGGCACTTGCCGATCTGGAGAAAACAGAGTTTGTTATGCTGGATTTCCAAAAGGCAAAGGATAATGAGCTTATGAAGCGCATTAATGGAATGTTCCAGATTGTTTCTTTCTCATTCGTGAATGAGCAACTTAACGGAGGTGAGAAACTGACTTGCGTATGCACTATAGACGGTGTTCCTTATCCAGATCTGAATGATGCAAAGAAACTTAATGCCGGATTGGATATTATCAATGCCATGTGCAAAGTGAAAGGCATATCCGCACCTATCTTCATTGATAACAGGGAGCGTGTGAATGAGATCATACCAACCATTTCACAGGTTATTAATCTGGTGGTTAGCCATGACAAAGAATTAACCATTAAATAATCAATTATGAACGGATGCTGTACAACAGACTTTCAAAAGAAAGTTTCAGAGTTTATTTCTTCTGCTACTTGCATGGTGGCGAAAGATAACAACAACAAACGAGCAATTATTGTAATTGCGGTAGAAGAAAACGAAAAAGGAGATAATGCGAATACACAAGTTCTTGCCGCTGGTACGGAAGAAAAGTTGGTATATGCGATAGCCCAATTTGCAATTAGAAACGAATCAAGAGGTTTGTTTAATAGGGCTATTAAGTTTTTGAATTTTATGAAGTTATCTAAAATATTCGGGAAATGACACAAGTAACAACAGCGGTGGCGACTGCAAACAGTGGAGCGGTTGCCGCAAAGAAAACAAAGGGCGTGGATCTTCTGAAACAGATGCTTAACGCACCCTCTGTAATGGAACAATTCAAGAATGCCTTGCAAAAGAACGCTTCTACTTTCGTGGCTTCTGTGATTGACTTGTACAACAGTGATTCCAAGTTACAGTTATGCGAGCCAAAACAGGTAGTAATGGAGGCTCTGAAAGCTGCTGTATTACACTTGCCTATCAACAAGGCTCTGGGCTATGCCTTTATCATTCCTTTCAACAATAGCAAGAGAGTTGATGATCTGGATGAGAACGGAAAACCAAAGATCGGACGTGACGGTAAGACACTACAGAAGTGGGTTAAGGTCTATGAGCCTACTTTCCAGATAGGCTACAAAGGACTTATCCAGTTGGCTTTGAGATCCGGGCAATACAAAACAATCAATGCTGATGTAGTATATGATGGCGAATTGCGCAAGGTGAATAGGCTTACTGGAGAAATAGCCTTTGACGGTGAAAGGAAGTCTGATAAGGTGATCGGTTACTTCTGCTACTTCGAGTTGATCAACGGGTTTGCAAAAACCTTGTATATGACAACCGAACAAATGGCTACCCACGCAAAGAGGTATTCTAAGGCTTTGAAGAACGACGAAAAGGCTACTGTTGAGCATCTGTTGAGCCTTTCAAATCTTCCGGTATCTCCAGATAGTACGGCTGTAGGCTGGATGGGTAACTTTCACGGAATGGCTATCAAGACGGTTATACGCAATTTACTTAGTAAATACGGGTATCTGTCTATTGAAATGCAGAATGCTATCACAAGCGACTATGAGGGCGAATACACAGATTTCCGTGATAATCTGATTCAGGACAATGCCAACAAACAGGTATTGGATATGACGGATGCGACCTATGAAGAGGTTGCGACCGAAAGTAACGCTAATCCAAATGCGGCAAATGAGCCGGACTATTAACGGAGTGTGATATGGTTTTGAAAGTGTTAGGATCAAGTAGTCAGGGTAACTGCTACATTCTGGAGAATAAGAATGAGGCACTTATCATTGAGGCTGGAGTAAGATTTATTGAGGTGAAAAAGGCTCTGGGCTTCGATATACGCAAAGTGTCTGGCTGCTTGATCACGCACCAACATAACGATCACGCAAAATACATTAAGGCAATGGTGGAAAGTGGATTCCCAACGCTGGCACTGGAAGAGGTTTGGACTGCAAAGGGGGTTACTGGAAGCCGTGCCTATTGTATTGAGCGTGGAAAGGGCTACAGGTTTGGAAGATTCAAGGTGCTGCCATTCGATGCTTGCCACGATGTGCCTTGTGTCGGCTACCTGATAGACCACCCGGAAACAGGGCGTATAATGTTCCTTACGGATAGTTGTATGTGTGAGTATGTGTTTCCCGGATTAAACCAAGTTATGATAGAGTGCAATTACTCTGATGCAAAGCTGGTGGAGGCTATCAATGCCGGGCGTACACTTCCCTCACAGCGTGAACGCCTGATGACTTCACACATGGAGCTAAATACTTGCAAAGGGTTCTTATGTGCCAATGACCTTACCAATGTGGCAAACATTGTCCTGCTTCACTTATCCGACAACAATAGCGATGAAAAGAACTTTGTTTCGGAGATAGAAAGGCAGACTGGAAAGGTGGTTTATGCGGCACATACTGGACTTGAAATAGAACTGGATAGGATTTAGGTATGGCAAAACTTCTGGTAGAGAAAAGAAACGGGCTGTTTAACCTCAAACCTCTTTATGAATGGTTCAAACATCAATTAGATGGGATGTATCGGATAGAGGTTAAAAGGGTGAGAAAACCACGATCAAACGACCAAAACGGGTGGTTGTGGGGGTGTATCTACCCGATGCTTTTAGATGCTCTTCTGGATGCCGGATATGAGTTTGTAAGCGTGGAGCAAGTGCATGAGTTCTTTAAGGCTCAAATGACTTCTGACAAAGTGGTAAACAAACACACGGGCGAAATTCTGACTTTCCCCGGCTCTACAGCCACTATGGATACGCTTACTTTCTCCACCTATTGCGAAAAGCTAAGGGAGTACGGAAGAGAGTTTCTGAATGTGGAAATACCCGATCCTGATAAATACTGGAAGTGCAATGAAAAGAATACCCAACGGTGTAGTTTCGGAACTGATCCGACTTCTGCCAGTGCTGATTGAAAACATTCCACCCGGACGGAGTACCAGAGTGGATAATGCGATAAGATTAACTAAAAAACTGATTGTCAAACTAAAAACATTGAAAGATGAAAATTCAAATTGAAAAGGAGAAAGTACAAGCCGCCTATAAAGATGCTTGTGATGGTGTAAAGGAAATGCTGATTAAGATGTTCGGCAAAGAAGTCTGTGAGGCTGCAAAACCGACACTTGACGATTACAAGACGATCAAGAGTTACGAAGATGCTTGTGAGGTGCTGGGGCTAACTCCGATCCTTTCGGAAAACAGAAACAAGGTTCTTTGCGCACAGTTTCCAGACCACTACGATTTTCGGCAGAAAATGCCTAAGCACATTATAGCCCTTATGAAGCTGGAAATTATTAGCCGGGCTTTGTGGGGTAAAGACTTCCAGCCAAAGCCAGATGCAGAGGGTAAGGAAATTTATTGGTATCCGTGGTTTGCCTTATACACCAAAAAAGAGATAGAAAGCATGAGCGAAGAGGATCGTAAATCCATTCGTGGTGCTCTGCTCGCTGGGAATGCGCATTATGGTGCGAATGCGGGTTTCGGTTATCTGACTACGAATGCTCGCTCCTCGTGCTCGTCTGCGGCCCTTGGTTTCCGCTTGTGCCAAGAAACGCCAGATAAAGCGGAATACTTCGGAAAACAATTCATTGAGTTGTGGGCTGAATATCTGGCTTACGGCTTCAAGGTTACAGGACACTTAGAATAATTCATTAATCACTAAAATGTTTGTAGGATGAAAGATGTAATGTTAGCGGACACCCCGATTGAGGAACGGGCGCAAATCTTACGGGATAGTTGCGATAAGATTGTTGAGAAGTGCTACACCCGGAAATTCGACACGAAAGAAACGAATGAAAAACGTGCTGAACTTGCCAATGTTTCCATTCAGATTGCAGATCTGGAAGAGAAGCTGGCAGAAGTCCGGGCTGACTTAAAAGGGCGTATAAAGCCACTTGTTGAGCGGATGGGCAAAATACGTGGGGAATTGAAAGCTGGTGGAGAATGGGTATCTGGAGAATGTTACCAGTTCTTAGATGCCGATGAGGGTAAGGCAGCTTTATACGATCCGAACGGTTACAAGATTGAAGAGCGTGATATGCGCCCGGAAGAAAGGACACGCACCATATTTCAGGGAATACGGGAAAATATGACGGTACAGATGTCTAAGACAGGTACAGATAACTAATGTTTAACTATTCAAAATTACCAAGATGGAAAGAAACGAAAAAGAGAACGGTTTGACCGTGAACATTGAGAACTACACAGGCGAAAAGCCTATTGAGATTGTGTACCGTGAGGGAGCTGCACCGAAATCGCCCAATCCGCTTGAAACCAAAGAGCCGGAGAAGATAGGCGTTAGTGGCGTTATCTCCACTCCGTTTGACTGGCTGGAGAAGCGTATAGGCACGATCGACCAGAAACGGGCGAATGTGAAAGTGGATCGTGAGAAAATGACGATCACCCTTACCGTGAATGAGGATGATTACTACACGAAAAACACTTTCGTTGGAAAGGTTGAGTTTTCAGAAGCCTTTGAAAAGTTCGGTATCAATGATGCCAGTTCCGGCTGGATTCCGGCAAAGCTGGGTCAGTTCCTGCGAATTAACCGTGTGCTGTTTGCCGACAAAGAAGAGTGCATGAAACTTGTTTCTCAACTCAAAAACTTTTCGGCTAAGGCAAAGGCTGAAATCCAGAAACAGCGTGATCCGTCCGGCTCTATGGCTGATGTGTACCGTCAAGAGGTGGAAAGCAACTTGCCGAAGAGTTTCACTATCAATGTGGCTATCTTCAAGGGGACTGCAAAGACACCCATTGAGATAGAGTTTGACCACTATCTGAAAGACGGTGAAGTGCTGTTACAACTTGTTTCTCCGGGCGCAAATGAACTGACGGAAACCTACCGTGACAGTTGCATTGACGATGTTCTTACCAAGATCAAAGCCATTGCGACAGACATTGCAATCATGGAAATCTAAATGTGTTTCGGGTGGGGGGCTTTGTTCCCCACCCTTATAAGAAGTTCCACAATGGCAAGAAAGAAGAAAAATCCAATGCCTTTCGATACTGAATACTGGTTGAGCGATCCGGTATTGAAAGCACTGCCACTTGATGTTAAGGGGCTGTGGATTGATATGCTTTGCTATATGTGGGAAAGTGCGGATCGTGGCGTAATGGTTAAGCCTACAGGCGAAATATATACGCATGAGGAAATACTAAGGCTATTAGGAAAAGAAAGCTCCGTAGGTGAAAACTGGCTTGATATGCTGATAGAAAACGGTTTGTGCGGAGTTCGTGATGATGGTGCTGTATTCAGTAGGCGTATGGTTCGTGATGAGGCTATAAGGGAAAAGAGGCGTGAGGCTGGCAAGAAAGGCGGTGATGTTACAAAGGTTAAGGTTTTTGATGCAACGCCAGTACAACAGTCGCTTATGCAGAAGCCAGAAGAAAAGCCGGAAGAGCAAACCAAGCAGGGAACTGTAGGGGAACAACAGCCGGACTTATTCCCGGAAGAAAGCCCACCGCCATTAACCCCAGAACAGCAGGCAAAAGCGGAGAAAGCCAAGAAGTATAAATATGCCGAATTTGTCACCCTTACAAGGGATGAGTACGCAAAATTATGCGCCCAATACTCCGAAGAGGGGGCAAAGAGGATGATAGAAATACTTGATAACTACAAAGGTTCTAAAGGGAAGAAATACAGATCTGACTATAGGACTATATTAAATTGGGTAGTAGATAGATATAACGAAGAAATACAGAGAAATGGAAAAGCAATTAGCGGAAAGACTTCAAGCGATACTGGCAAGACAGGCAGCTACAGGGACACGCTTTAAGGTCGATATGTTTCCGCAAGAAACGATAGAAGAAATGCTGCGTATGTGCTACCAGTCGGAAGTGGAACGTAGAAGAGTAAAGTACATTGCCGATGATAGCACGCTGGAGAAAATCAAAAAGGCTGCAAAATGGCTTTGTGGTGATTACAAAGTAGGGCTGTTGCTCTATGGAAGTGTTGGTTCTGGTAAAACAACATTGGCAAAGGCAATATGCAACTTGATAGGTATTCTTTATGGTGGAAGTTCAATATCCGCTGAAAGAAGAGGTGTGTACCGTGTTTCGGCTCTGAATCTGGCTAAATCCGTAGTGGACGATCCGGCTTATTTCGCAAGGCTGAAAAACCAAGAGTTGCTGTTTATTGACGATGTGGGTACAGAGCCGGAAAGCGTGAAGAGTTGGGGTAACGAATTTTCACCAGTAACGGAACTGATCTATGCGAGATATGATAGGCAGTTGTTCACTATCGCAACTTCCAATCTGAATGATGAAGAGTTTGGCGAGCGTTACGGTGTTCGTATTGCTGATAGGATGGAAGAAATGTTTGAAAGACTGCATTACAAACAGAACAGCTACAGAAGATAAGGCTATGATTGAGTGGAATATATTAAGGGATAAAGCCCATGCCAATTCCGTAAGACACGGATTTTGGGAGAATAACCCAAGCGATCAACATTTCCTTTGTCTGGTTATCAGTGAACTTATGGAAGCTGTAGAAGCAGATAGAAAGGGCGATTACGCAGGCAAGGATATGAAGAAACTTTTTGAAGATGATTTAGCGTCTGGAGAAGATTTCAAAGGACTGTTTGAATCGCATTTGAAAGATACAGTAGAGGATGAGTTGGCAGATGCCGCAATTCGTTTGCTGGATCTTGCCGGAGCGCACAATCTGAACTTGAATAGATTATGCCTAAAGCACGTTGTTACTCCACGAAAGACTTTCACGGAAAACATCTTTGCCATAGTTAAAGATTTGGTGAATTACAAGTATTCGCAGGAAGAGCAAGTAAACTATGCTTTGCACCAGATACGGAGATTGTCAGAAATTATGGGATTTAATCTTGAATGGCACATAGAACAAAAGATGCGGTACAATGAAAGTAGAGAGGTCAAACACGGAAAAAAGTATTGAACATGAATACAAGTTTTGAAAGATGCGCCAACACCACGGATGAGTGGTACACTCCGAAATGGATCATTGATTCACTCGGTGAATTTGACCTTGATCCGTGTTCCCCTGAAAACCGATTGTGGGACACTGCCAAAAGGCATATAACGCCACAAGAGGACGGTTTGAAAACCTCGTGGGGGGGGGTAAGAGTATGGCTAAATCCCCCTTATTCACGCCCTCTAATAGAGCGGTTTGTGGAAAAGATGGTAGCAAACAACAATGGCATAGCATTGCTTTTCAACAGGTGCGACAGCAAGATGTTCCAAGATCTGATCTTCCCCAACGCAAGTGCCATACTGTTTGTTAGAGGCAGGATCAAGTTCTACAGACCAGACGGGACACAGGGCGATAGTCCGGGATGTGGAAGCGTTCTTATAGCATTTGGAGAAAGCAATGCCGAAGCTCTGGAGAAGTCAAATATACCGGGTAAATACATAAAACTGAAATGATGGACGAATTTGTAAAGACAGTACAGGAAATGAGAAAATACCAAAAGGAGTATTTCAAAACAAGGGATAAAGCTACCCTTGCTAAGTCAAAGGAATTGGAGCGGAAAGTGGATAATATGCTATCCAACTTAGCACCCAATATGCCTAATTTGTTTCAATAAGTGTGTTCAATAAACATATTTAGCAATGGAAAAGAAGAAAGTTATAGTTACCCTCTGCAAAAAGTTCCCGGCTACACACCCGAAAGCCGGAGTGCCTACAGGATTTGAAAGCAAGTTGAAAAATGGCACGAAGATCCACACTATACGGCACAATGCAAAAGGTGTATGGGATGAGCGTTACAAGGGCATTTCCTCTGGCAGAAAGTACCTATCTGTTAGGGAATGGACTGGCAGACCGTATAACTCCGAACAAAGGGAGTTTGCAAGGTATGAGGAAATAGGACTGCAACGCATAACAATGACTTATGACAGCAGCGATGCCGTGCCTCAAATCTGGATTGATGATAAGAGAGTGCCTATTGAAGTGGTAGCCAAGAATGACGGTTTGAGCGTTGAGGACTTCATTTCATGGTTCTTCACTAAGGATAATGTGTTTGAGGGTGTAGTTATTCATTTTACGGATTTTAGATACTAACAATATGAAGAAGATTTATAAATACAGGATTGAAGTAACGGATGATCAGAATATCGAAATGCCAGTTGGCGCAAAAATTCTGACGGTTCAAACTCAAAATGGTGTTCCTTGCATTTGGGCAATGGTTGATCCTAATGCTGAAAAAGAAAGAGTACATATCAGAGTACATGGTACAGGGCATACAATTCAAGACAGCGACAGGCTGGAATACATAGGTACTTTTCAAATGTACGGTGGTTCGCTTGTGTTTCATACTTTCAAGGTGTGCTGATATGGATAAGGAGCGGAAGATTGAGCGGATTAAGGAGCGTGGTTTTAAGGTTGTCACATTGGGCAAACATATCCGTGCTTCAAAGGGGAATGAGGTTTATTCCGGCTCTGTAAGTTATGTTTTTAGAATGATATTCGGTTATTGATATGGATAAGACTTGTGAAAATTGCTCCTATATGAAGCTATTGGAGATTAGAAAAGGCTATAAGGCTTATTGTTGTACGGCTCATTCCTATGTTAAGGGAGGAACACGCTATGAAGATCCGAAAGGTGTAATGCCACACTTCAAATGTAACTGTGGGAAATTCCGTAGCAGATATGAATAGAAATGAAGAGTTGAAAGAAAGTCTGGGCGAAGAGCTATGCGCATATTGCCCGTGGCGTAGAGGTGAAATAGACCATATCCCGGAAATAACGTGTGATGGTATGTTTTGCGATGATGCGCTGGAAGAGTTTCTGGAAGATAACAAAGAATACTTTGATAGCGATGAGTGACGATAGGCATTGTAGCGAATGTAAGCACTTCTGGAGTAATCCGAAAGTAGGTCAGATGTATTGCTGCAAGCTGGCTAAGAGAATAACAGCAAGAAAGAAACCATGTAAGTTTTACCAACAAAACAGTAAGTAAATGAAGAATAATGCAACAAAGAAAACGGATGTGTTCCTGATTGATCCACGAAACATAGTAGTGGAAGATGGCTTCAATGTCCGTAGGGATTTCGATCTGGATGAATTGAAAGAACAAATCAAGGCGAAAGGAGTGCTGAATCCCCTAACCGTGATTGCTTTCAAGGATGAAAACGGTGATGAGAAATACAGGCTGGTAGATGGTGAACGCAGATTCCGTGCCACTATGATAGCCATTTCAGAGGGTGCGGATATTCCATTTGTGAAAGCGTTGAAGCGACCGCCAACAATGAGCCGTGAGGATCTGTACATAGAGCAGATGATGAGGAATGAGGGAAAGCGTTTTACTGAATATGAATGCGCTTTGATGTTCCAGCGGTTCAAAGAAGAGTTCGGATATACACAGGTGGAGATAGCGGACAAATTCAAGAAGTCCCCGGCATATATCAGCAAGTGCCTTTCTCTTCTGGATCTTCCAAAGGAGTTGCAAGAGCGGATTATGAGAAATGAGCTATCCATAACAGCGGCAAGGGAGATTGCTTCAAGCTATGAAACGGAATCGGATCAAGTGAAAGCGGCTCAAAATGCTGTTAAGGCGGCAAAGGAACAAGGAAGAGAGACTGCAACCAACAGAGAGGTAACAGCCCACCTGAAAGAATCAAATGAGGCTAAGGCGGTAGCCAATGCCTTGCGTAGTATCTGGGCATATCTGGACGGTGAAAAGATGGTAGATGTGGATCGGCTGATTACGCTTCTGGATAAGGAACAAAGCCTATACCAAGCAATGAAACAATATAAAAAGATGTAAGTATGAAAGTATTATTTTTTGATTTGGAAACTACTGGCACTCTGGTAAATCGGCACGGCATTCACCAGATAAGCGGTATGGTAGTAATTGACGGTGAAGTCCGTGAAAGTTTCAATTTCCATGTACAACCCAATCCGAAAGCCGATATTACACAAGAGGCTCTGGATGTGGCAGGAGTTACAAAGGAGCAAATAATGGCTTACCCACCTATGGGCGAAGTGTACAGGCAGTTTGTGGATATGCTGGCTAAGTATGTGGATAAGTACAACAGGCAGGATAAGTTCTTTCTTGCCGGGTACAACAATGCCTCATTTGATAACCAGTTTCTCCGTGCATGGTTCGTGCAGAATGAAGATAAGTATTTCGGATCGTGGTTCTGGAGCAATTCTATAGATGTGATGGTGCTTGCCACTCCGTATCTTGCCGCCAGACGTGCGGAAATGGAGAATTTCAAGCAGGGGACGGTTGCAAAGTTTCTGGGCATTGATGTAGATTCCAACCGCTTGCATGATGCGCTCTATGATATAGAGATATGCAAGGCGATATTCGATATTGTTTCACCTTACAAAGTCTGATTATGGCAAAGAAGAAAGAAAAAACATTTGATCCGATGCCGGATGATCTTCTGGCACTACAGGATGAGTATATTTCCGTTGATGCTGAAATAACCCGGCTGGAAGAGCGTAAGAAGCAGTTACAGGATCGTATGCTGGAGCTTATGCAAACACACGACCTGAAGAAAGCGGAGAATGAGAGAATACGAATATCCTACATTGCACCGTCCAAGCGTAAGAATTTCGACAAAACCAGATTCCAAGAGGAACACAAGGATATGTATGCTCAATATCTGGTTGATGTGGAAACGAAAGCATCTATAAGAGTATCAATTAAAACCCAAGAATGATATGAAAACTGACGAAACCAAGAAAGCAAGAGTTATCTACCCGGAATACTGGGCGAAACGGAAGAAAAGGCTTAATGCCGGATTCATTAAGATGCTGGAAGAAACGGCACAAAAAGAAGCGGAGTGTTCCGATGAGTACGGAGAATACAAGACGGGTACATTCCTCTACAAGTCCGCTATAGTAAGCGTGAGAAAGGAAAACGACCTCTGGACTTTGCACATGATGAGCGAAGTTCCTATAGGCTTGCCGCTTATCAAGGAAATACGCTACAAGTTTTTGCCGGACAACCTTTTGATGGCGCAACTGTATGCACCAAGAAAGGATGCAAGTGAAATGAAAGGCGTGATATTGTATGAGATTCCCAACAATCAAGAAAACGAAGTAGCGGAATGATTTGTATTGGGATAGATACAGGCGTACATACGGGATTCGCTGTTTGGGACAGCAAGCAGCGATCCCTACTTATGGTGACTTCTTTGCCCATTCATAAGGCAATGGAAAATGTCCGATCCTTGCGTGATGAATATGTGGCTGTAGGCGATAAGGTGTTTGTGAGGGTGGAAGATCCGAGGCAAAGAAACTGGTTCGGCACTGAAAGGATGTCAAGGGAAGAGGAAAGGAAACGGCTGCAAGGTGTTGGATCGGTGAAGCGTGATGCCTCTATCTGGGAAGATTACCTGAAAGATCTGGGAGTTGAGTTTGAAATGGTTGCCCCTAAAAGGAATGTAACCAAGCTCAAACAGGAAACTTTCAAGCGATATACCGGGTGGGGAAAGCAGACAAATGAGCATGGCAGGGATGCGGCTATGCTTGTTTTCGGTTATTAGGCTATTTTTATGCTTAAAAGTGTGTTTAGTAAACACATAAATTCATATCTTTGTATCATTAACCAAGTAAATTGAAAGCTATGCTGATAATTGATGTTCTTATCGTGTTTGCCGTGATAGTTGGCGTTCTGTTTGTGTTGCATAATTGGGGCGGCTACCTTGTAAACAAGTGGATGCCAGCCGACAATATGAAGCAAGGTGATGTGATGTACATTTACCTGAACAACGAATATAACAGGAAAGCGACCATTTCAAAGGTTGAGGAAAACCGTGTCTTTATCTATGACAAACTGCCTTTGCCTTTGTCCTATCGTGGCAAGTTCTATGCCGTTGGCGTAGATGTGTCGGATAACAGCCGTTTCCTATACATGAGGAAGCGTAGATATATCATACCGTGCCGGATTGTAGAGCGTTTCCGCAAATCTATAGGGCTGGATCAGTATCTGGATAATCTGCCAGTGAGTGAGGTTGAGGAAACGGAAGATAACGAGGAAAAGGAGGCAGAGGATGAAGTGTAGCGAGATTACATATCGCCCTTTGTCGGAAATGGTGCTTTTGGAATCCAATCCGAGGACTATCAAGAAAGCCGATATGGATCGGCTTGTGGATAGTATCAAGATTTACGGATTCTGGAAGCACCGACCTATTACGCTATCCGACCGGACGGGCAAACTGGTTGTGATAGCAGGAAACCAGCGTTTGAAAGCGGCTAAGAAATTGAAGCTGAAAGAAGTCCCTACCGTTGTCTATTCGGATCTTACGGAGGATGAGGAAAAGAATATCATTCTCCGGGACAATATCAATAACGGAGAATGGGATTTCAACGCATTGCAAGTGGATGATGTCTGGAAAGATACCGATTTCAGCTTTATAGGTCTGACTATCCCGGAGGATGCAGAGCCTAAGAAGTCAAAGAAGAAAGCGGTTGAAGAGGATGAGCCGGAAGATGAGGCAGCGAGCGATGAGCAAGAGGATGGAAGCGAAGAGGCAAACGACAAAGAGGCTTTCTACCGCTCCATGTTCAAAGATGTTTTGTATGAGAGCGACAACATTTTTGAGATCCCCAACTTGCTTCTGGAAATGCAAGCCGGAAAACTGGAGTTGCCGTTATCTCCGTGGGGTGCAAACAGCCGTTTGAGGAAAGATGTAGCCACCTATCATTTCTATGTGGATGATTACAGGTTTGAGGCTCTTTTCAAAGATCCGATCAACTTGCTTGCAAGTGGCTGCAAAGCTGTGGTAGAGCCGAATTGTAGTTGCCACGACCAGACACCTATAGCGTGGGGCTTGCAACTCATCTACAAAAAACGGTGGTTATCCCGTTACTTCCAAGAGTGCGGTATAAGGGTGTATGCTGATTTGAATGTATCTCACAAATTCATAGAGTACAACAAAATGGGGATTCCGAAAGGATATAATGCTTTCGCCACTCGTGGGCTGGACGGATGGATGGAAAGCCTTAAATCGGATCTCCAAGTAGCACAAGAGATTTCCGGGCTTGAAAAGCCTAACCTACTTGTTTATGGAGGCGGTAAGGATGTACAAGCGTTTTGCCGGAAACACGGGCTACTGTATGTAACCGATTTTATAAACGCAAAAAAGAAGTAGCGAATATGGGAAGAAATTCAAGCGGAACACGTGGAGGCTTACAGCCGGGCGATGCCACTTTCAAGGGTAAAGTTTCAAATGTAGAGCCGTTGGTGAACATGAAAGATCCAGCGGTGTACAAAGCGACCAAAGAAGCCATTTCCAGATACCATGCCGTACTGGGTGTAAGGCAGCGTAGTGTGAAGTTGGCGGATCTGCCAGCAGGAACATACGGAGTTCATGTAACGGCTAATGGAAAGTCTGATGGCGTGTATCTTAACAAGGCTCATTTCAACCAGTCAAGAAGTGCTATCGAGGCTTCGCATAGGAAAGGATATGCAAGCGGATGGAGTACCAAGACAAACAAGCCTATTGCGCACACAGTGACACACGAACTGGCACACGCAACATGGAATCAGCACATGACGGGTGCAAAGCAAAAGGCGGCAGGAAAGGAGATCAACAAGCTATACACCCAATGGCGTAAGGATAAAAAGAAGTCCGGCTATGGTAAGTATGCCGCAACCAATGTAAGTGAGTTCTGGGCTGAAACGGTGACGAAAGCCATACATGGAAAGTCCGACAAATACACAACAGCGGTTAAGAACATAGCCAAGAAGTACAAATTATGAGTATTTTTGTAACGTCTAAAGATATTGAATATGAAAAAGATTGAACTTACAGAAAAAGAAATTGAGGTGATCCGCCAGCAACTCAACGGAGAAATTGAGGTGCATAGTGCCACCGAAGAGCAGCAACAGTTGCTCATGGGAGTAATTGACAAAGCAAACGATCTTCTGGATGAAGAAGATGCTTATGACGAACTGGAAGCGCAAGGCAATGACTTGATAGATTGGTATTGGAAGAAGTACCAAGAGCAGGAGAATGCCTAAGCAGACCGAATAAGAAAGAGAATCGGGTAAACTATATCCGATTTTCTTTTGGCTTTATAGTGTGTTCAATAAACACAGATTGCTATGATTAAAATGAGTTTCAGTATGCAGAAAAATTTTTCCGATGTGGAAATTTCCACGCAAGGCGTAGAAGAAGACGGAAGCGTTGAAGCCACATTGTACGATAAGATCAAGGAGGTAGTAAGGGAGTTGCCCCTATTCCTTGTTAGTGACAGCCTGAAAGTAGGAGTAGAAAACCATATTGTGACAGATGCGAGCAAAGAGGCTTTCCCGGTACTGACAAAGGGCTACAAGGTAACAACCAGCTTTAGCGGATATGAAACGGTGATGGGTAGTGTAGATACTACCATTGAAGCTATCTATCTGGATAAGGAGGGTAAGGAGTACAGCGAAACGGATTGTTTGGTTGTGGCAAAGACATACGAAGAAGCAGAGAAAAAGAGGAAAGAATTGTTGAATGGCTAACCCGTCTGTGGAATGAGAAAACAACGGGAAAACAACGGAGAAGTTGAGAAATGGCAAGATTTGAAAAGGGTAATTCAAAGGGTAACAGGTTCACGAAAGACAACCAGCCTGAAAACCCAGGCAGGAAGCCAAAGATATTTTCCATACTGAAAAAGAAGTACGGAATAAATCTGGCTTCCAATGGGACATTTACCCAAAGCCAGATTATTGATTTGCTCCAGTCGCTATTGAGTGTGGATATAAGGCAGACAACAGCCCTAAACCTATCGCTCAACAATGACATGAAGAAGATAGCGGAACAAATACGGAATGGCGAAACTCCAGATGCTCTAAGCAAGGATGAAGTGATAAGCCAAGTGTTTGTTGCGCTATCGCAGGCTATCAACAGGGAAACATCAAAGGGGGAAAGCTACACGATCCGTTGGATCATTGAGTATCTGTTTGGGAAAGCCACACAGCCCATTGAGGGCGATGTGAATGCCCAAGTAACGACAACAAACAATGTGGATTTGTCCGCATTGAGTACGGAGGAACTATTGCAATACAATTCCTTACTTGAAAAGATCAGCATGAAGAAAGATGGCAAGAAGTAGCAAAGCGATAACAGTACCTATGGGGCTTGCAGTCAAAATTGAGTTGTTCAAGCGTGGCTGTTTTGACTTCATTGTTTGCCGTGACGGTAAAAGGCACGACAAACAGGCTGATGCTTTGCGCATTCTTACCGATACAGAACACGTTGAAATCTTGTATGGTGGTGCGGCTGGTGGTGCTAAGTCGTGGACTGGTGCGGCATGGCTTATCTTCATGTGCCTTTGCTACCCCGGCACGAAGTGGTTTATAGGACGTGCGGAGTTGAAGCGTATAACCCAATCCACACTGATAACATTCTACCAAGTGTGCGCCCGTTACGGTGTGAATGACACGCTTTATAAGTACAATGCCAACCTTAACTACATTGAGTTCTACAACGGATCACGCATTGACTTTCTGGATTTGCAATACAAGCCGGGTGATCCTCTGTATGAGCGTTACGGATCTATTGAGTTCACGGGCGGTTGGATTGAAGAGGGCGGAGAAGTAAACTTCGGTGCTTATGATACCCTCAAAACCCGTGTGGGGCGTTTCAAGAATGAAGAATACGGGCTAAGGCGCAAACTGTTTATCACTTGCAACCCCAAAAAGAACTGGATGTATGATTTGTTTTACAAGCCTTTCACTACTGGCAAACTTCCAGAATACAAGTATTACATATCGTGCCTTGTGCAAGAGAATCCGTTTATTGATCCTGATTACATAGAGGGATTGAAAACGACCTCTGATAAAGTGAAGTTCGAGCGTCTGTTTAAGGGTAACTGGGAGTATGACGATAACCCAAATTCCCTTTGTTCCCATGATGCTATCATGGCGATATTCGGTAACAGGATCGCCAAGAAAACAGGCACTCACTACCTAACTGGAGATATTGCCCGTTTCGGTGCTGACTATGCGAGGATAGCCGTATGGGACGGATGGAATATCATAGACATAAGGAGTTTTCCCGTAAGCAAGACTACAGACATACAAGCGTACATTATCCGATGCCAGAAGAAGTACCGAATACCAAACTATCGGTGTATCGTGGATGAGGACGGTGTGGGCGGTGGTGTTGTGGATAGTTGCGAGATACAGGGATTTGTGAACAACAGCCGTGCTTTGAAAGATGAGAACTACCAAAACTTGCAAGCGCAATGCGGCTACAAGCTGGCAGAACATATCAACGCTTCCGATGTGGGCATAGATGAGGATCTGGTAAGTCAGGCGGACAAAGAGCAGATAGCGAGGGAACTTGAACAACTGCAAACTTGGAAGCCGGACGATGACGGAAGTTTGAAGCTGAAACCAAAGGAGGCAATCAAGGAGGATTTAGGTTGTTCCCCGGACTGGCGGGATATGATGCTCATGCGATCGTGGTTTGACTACAACGAGTATGAGATACCAGACGATATAGAACGGAGATTAGGTTTAACCGGGTAAATTCAAATAATATGGGATTATTCAATGTACTGACAAACCAAGTGAAAGCGGCTGTTGGCTACCAGCAGAGCTTGACGGAGCTTTTGGATGCAAAGGATGTATCAAGAGCCTTAACGATGATGCACGATCATTCCATTGTCGCTGCCAAGAATCTAAGAGATTACGAGGTAAGCAGCCACAAGATAATGGAAAGAAAGGATCGTGCGGTGTACGATAAGAAAGGCAATTTCTTACGCTGGAGCAAGAGGTGGAAAATTCCTATCCCCTACCAGCAGTTTATCAATGAAATTGCTTTGGTGTTCCTCTATGGCAGACCAGTAAAATGGGGGCAACTTTCAGAGGGGACGGATGAAGCATTTGAGAATTATAAAAACCTGAATGATGAAGTCCACTTCAATGCCCGTGTAAGGGAAGCCAAAAGAGCGGCTGGATCGGAGGGATCAGCGGCTATACTCTACCATGTGTATAGGGACAAAGAGGATAACCCACGTCTTTTGCTTAATGTGCTTTGCAAGAAGAATGGCGATGATATTTACACCGTAAAGGATCAGTATAGGAAACTCAAAGCCTTTGCGTGGGGCTACTATCTGACAGAGGCAGGGAATAGGACGGTTTACCATGTGGATATTTACACAGCCGATACCATATACCGTGCGAAGCGTGGAAATATCGGCTGGGAGGTTGCGGTGCTTCAAAACCCTGTTGGTAAAATACCAGTGCTTCTGTTTGAGCAAGAGGTGGAACACGCAGGAGTACAAGCAATGATCGAGCGGTCGGAATCATTGGAAAGCACGGATGCAGATGTGAACGATCGTTTTGCAAACCCGGCTATGGTGGCAACGGCTGAAATCCTCAATTCTTTGCCAAAGTCAGAGGATGAGGCTAAGTTGTTTATCCTCAAAAATGGCGGTGAGGTGAAATACCTTACATGGGATCAAGCCTCACAGAGCAAGGCTAACGAGTATGAGCGTCTGGATAAGCACATTCTTTCCAAGACTTTCACACCAAACATTGACTTTGACAACATGAAGAATCTGGGCAACCTTTCCGCAAAGGCTATCCGAAAGGTTATGCTTCTGGCTGTTATCAAGGCAGAGAAACGCAAGGAAACCCACGATGATTACATGAACAGGCACGGAAGTATCATGCTTTCGATCATGGGAAATGTGCTTGACTATAAGAACAAATCCAAGTATGAGGCATTGAAACTGACACACGAGTTTCAAGAGCCGTTCGGTGAAGATGTCAGTGAAACGCTTGCCGATGTGCTGAAACAGTACGGGGCTGGCGCACTCTCTTTGCAGTCCACTCTGGAACTTTCCTACCTTGTGAAGAATGCCCAAAAGGAGTACGAGCAAATCAGCAAGGAGCAAGCCGAAGCAATGGAGCGGCAAATGGCACTTAACAGAACTGATGTATTTGGGGAGGGCGAGTAATGGCAAAAGGTCAATTAATGAGGGATGACCTCACAGGGAAAAGGTTTGGCAGATTGGTAGTAGTGGGCGAATATGGGAAAGATGCTCACAGGGGAATGATTTGGCGTTGCAGATGCGATTGCGGAAATGAAAAGAACGTGCTTGCCAATTCGCTAAAAAGAGGTCGTTGCACCTCTTGCGGATGCTATAACAAAGAAGTGTTGCACAACAGGGCTACGCACGGGCATAGCAGGAAAGGGCAAACTTCGCCCACTTATTCTGTATGGCAAAGTATGTTAAACAGATGCGAAAACAGCCATGACCCCGCATATCGTTATTACGGTGGTAGGGGAATAACTGTCTGTGAAAGTTGGCATGACTTTAATAACTTTCTTTCCGACATGGGAGAAAGGCCGTCTTTGGATATGTCTATTGACCGGATAGACAACAGTAAGGGATATTTCAAAGAGAATTGCCGATGGGCTACGGACAGGATACAGAAGAACAACACTACACGGAATATAAGATACTTGTACAATGGTGAAATGAAAACTGTTGGCGAGTTGGCTTACGAGGCAAATATGCCTTATCGTGTGGTCTATTCAAGGTTGGTTCGCTTGAAATGGAAAGTGAAAGATGCTGTCGGAATCCCTGTATCAAACAGCAACCGTTATAAAAGCATGAAGAATTATGGCTAAAAAGCGAAAAACAGAAAAGCAGGAGGGGTGTTGCGCCTTGTGCGTACATTCTTATGACTGGCACGAAAAGGACTATAAAGGGGAGTTCTTCTTGTGCCGTTGCCCATTCCATAAATGGAGCAAATTCCTGTATCGTGATTGGTGCGAACATTTCCAAAAGAAAGGGTAAAACAGTATGGCGAAGTACATAAACGAAAAGAAGCTACAGCAGGAGTTGTTCAAGCGCACAGAGGGGTATGCTTCCGAAGTGCGTAAGATCTATCTTGATTCACTGGGTAAAATCATTGAGCTTGTGAAAGGCACGGAGCTTGAAGATGGTAAGCCGTTTTCCTTTTCGGAGTATGGCTACAGTGAAGATGTTACGCCCATACTTCGCAATATGTACAGCCAGACTTACCAGACGATCCGAAACAGCGTAGAAAAGGAGTGGCTTTTATCCAATGAAAACAATGATGGTTTGGTTAAAAGTGTGTTTGGTGAACACTCTATAGAGGATAAGCACTTTGCCCGGTTCTTTCTCCGAAACATGGAGGCTATGGATGCTTTCTTTGCCAGAAAGACAAAGGACGGCTTAAACCTATCGCAAAAGGTTTGGAAGTACACAGGGATGTACAAAGAAGAGCTTGAAAAGACTTTGGATCTGGCTATCGGTGAGGGTACACCAGCCAACCGATTAGCAACGAAGATCAAAGGCTATCTCCAGGAGCCTGATAAGTTCTACAGGCGTTTCCGTGTGAAGATCGGAGAAGATGAGAACGGAAATCCTATCTATGGCAGGAAATGGAAACGCAGGGTGTACGACCAGACAACAGAAACATACAAATGGGTGGATGATGATCCGAAGAAGTATCACCCCGGCAAAGGTGTTTACCGTTCCTCATATCGGAATGCCCAAAGGCTTGCCCGGACAGAAACAAACATTGCCTATAGGACTGCCGACTACACCCGTTGGGAGCAACTGGATTTTGTGGTAGGCATTGAAATCAAGTTGAGCAACAACCACCCCATACATGACATTTGCGATGATCTGAAAGGGATCTATCCGAAAACATTCAAATGGACTGGCTGGCATCCTAACTGTAGGTGCTATCAAGTGCCAGTGCTGGCAAAGGATGAGGAAATAGAAAAGATGTTGGATCGGCTTCTGGAGGATGAGAACGCTACACTTGAAAACAGCGAGAATGAGGTTAAGGAAGTGCCACGCCAGTTTACAGAGTGGGTGAAAAACAACGATGAGCGCATAAGGGCTGCAAAAGCCAAAGGCACATTGCCCTACTTCTTGAGGGACAACAAGGAAGTACCCGTAGTGAAGTACAATTCGTATGGGAGCCAGTGGCGGCGTATGTGGTACTACAACACGGGCGGTTTCCTTGTTGCCCACTCCACCCGTTACGAGAACTCCCAAAAGAACAAGAACGAAAAGGCGAAGTATGACAAAGAGGTTGCCATGTGCCGGGTGTTGGCTCAAAAGGGGTATCAGATTGAAATGTTGGAAGAAGTGCCGGGCATCAGTTCCCCCGATATAACCATAGACGGAACAAAGGCGGACTTGAAAAGGCTGTCCAGTGCGAACAACATAGAACGTCATGCCAAAGAAGCTGTTAGGGAACAAGGTGCTGACATCGTGATATTCCAGTTCGACAATGAGACGGAAGCCATTCACACGAAACTCTATAAGCTGAAAAAGATGGGGTACAAGGTTATGTATTTCTTTACGTGTAATAGTCAAGACTTGTTCTGACATTTTCTATACTATCGGACAAAAAAAGTGTCCGATGCCATCTGCGAAGATACGCAATTATTCTCACTCTCACAACCTGATGAGCCAATCACCTGCTCATCAGGTTGTATTTTCCCTGTATCCTGCAATTGATATCTCCTTGCCACCTCCATTCCTTCGAGGAAAGTCTGCATGGGTGTTTTCCCGAAACAGTATTTCCCGGAGTGCGTCCTTTGCGTGTTATAAGAGTTCATCCAAGTGTCAAGGTCTGCTTGCAGTTGTTCTATCGAGGTGTATATCTTCTTTCTGAAAGCGATGGCGTAGAATTCGTTCTGGACAGTCCTGTTGAAGCGTTCACAGATGCCGTTTGTCTGCGGGCTCTTGGCCTTGATCTTGGAATGGTCGATGTCCTCGATGGCCAGATACAGTTCGTATTCATGTGTTTCCCTGTTTCCGCAGTATTCGGTTCCCCTGTCCGTGAGCATCCTCATCAGTTTCAGGTCATGCTGCTCGAAGAACGGAACCACCCTGTCATTGAGCATGTCCGCCGCCACGAGCGCGTTCTTCCTGTCGTAAAGTTTGGCGAATCCGATTTTGGAATAGGTGTCGATGACCGTCTGCTGGTAAATGTGCCCCACGCCTTTGATATACCCTACATAATAGGTGTCCTGCGCCACAAGGAAGCCTGGATAATAAGTCTCTATTTCCCCGTGTGCCTGTTTCTCCGCCTTGGCTTTCTCCAGCGCGGCCACCTGGTTCTCGTCAAGCACGATGCCTTCCTGCTCCACCTTGGTCGAAAGTGCCTTCAGGCGCTTCTGGAAGGTCTCCATGTCATGCCTGAGCCAGATGGAGCGCACTCCTCCGGGAGATACGAGTATGCCTTTCTTGCGCAGCTCGTTGGATACACGCACCTGCCCCAACGCAGGGTTGTCTATGGCCATCTGCACTACAGCCTGCTCTATGCGCTCCTCCACGCGGTTCTTTATCACCGGCTTTTTACGGGAAATCTCCTGCAGGGCCAGTTCTCCGCCCTGCTCGTACAGTTCCTTGAAACGATAAAAACTGTCACGGCTGTATCCCATGATCTTGCAGGCTCGTGACACGTTTCCCAACTGTTGGGACAGCTCAAGCAGTCCCAGTTTGTTCTTGATGACTTTTTCTGATGTGGTCATAACTTAATCTGCTTTTATGTTACAAATCTACTCTTTTTATACGTAACTGTCAGATTAAGTCTTGACTAATTCACTTTACGGGTAGGGAAAATGAAGTGTTCGAGCTATAAAATACGACACCCCGACAAATGCCGGGGTGAAGAGGAGATCCGACTGCCACCACTTCCTTACGGAAGCTCCCGAATAACTGGGGTAAGGCTTGCGCCAAACGTGGTAGACAGTTCTGTCCGATAATTGTTTGAAGCCTATCGGCATCAAGGCTTTATTGTATGGCAAAAATAGGCATTTATTTCCGCCCAAGCAAATATGAACATTAAAATTTCTGTTTTGACATGAAAATCGTTAGAAACAACCTCATTCCGTTCAAGGGGTTCAAGGCTATAAACCTCTTCGGAATCCTGTTTGTGAGAAAAGAGGCTGAACTGACCTCTACAGTGCTCAACCACGAGTATATCCATACGGAGCAGATGAAAGAGCTTCTGTATGTATTCTTCTACTTGTGGTATCTGGTGGAGTGGATCGTGCGTTTATTCCAGAAAGGGAACGCATACTGCCGCATTTCGTTTGAAAGGGAAGCATACGCCAATGAAGATGATTTTGCCTACCTCTGTAGCCGGAAAAGATACGCTTTTCTCCGCTACTTGCGTGGCTGATCCGAAAGAAACGCTTATCTTTGCGGCAAGAGTGCGGGCATTACCGTTGCGCCCGTACATTATTCGCACCACCAGCACAGTTAAGCAAAGGCAAGGGAATCGCTTCCCCTGCCTTTTTTCATGTTCTGCCATTAGGAAGATTATTCCGTTGGTGGATTGGTCATGGAGCGTTTCAGTTGCACCACCCTACGCACGAACATCCGCCCGGCTTCCGTCCATACGGTCGTAAGAAACAATCCCGTGCGCCCATCTTTGCGCTGGTAGGTGTGTTCCCGTGTCTTTACATACCCTTTGGCTTGGTACTTGGCATACAGAAACCACTGGCTGCCATGCTTGAACATCACCCCGGCATCTTTCAGGAACTTGTGCAAGGCTTGTGCGCTCATGCCGAGTTCCTTTGCTATCTGCGTGGAAGTAAACGTGTCGTAGCTGTCAAGCACGTTTTGCGCATACTCCACCAGCGGGGCTTGTTCACGCATGATTTCATCCTGTCTGTCTTTCAGTTTCAGCAAGCGGCGGTTTTCGGAATGGTAGGCTTTCTTCTGATCTTCCAGCACGGCAATCTGTTTGTTGGCGGCTTTCAACGCCTTGCGCTCCTCTTTCAGTGCCGTAAGAAGCCTTATCGCATTGTCGGGATCTGCCAGTACGCTGTCTATGGTCTGTGGCGTGGCGGTAATTCCGTACTTCATCAACTCCTTAATCCGGTCGTTGCACCATATAGCAAACTGGGGACTGAGCCAGCGGGCAAACTCTAAGGCTACATCTTCGTGCATCCATGTGCCTTGTGCGTTTTTATCGTTTCCACCCTTTATAACTCTCACTAAATCAGCCGATGTTAGATTTCTCACTTCGGCTAAATCTATCAAAAATCCTTTGGTATATTGGTTATTGAGCCAATCAACTGGTCGTTTCCCGAACGGTTTAGCCATTTCCGTAGCGTTCACCATAGTAGCATCTCCTATCTGGAATGTGACGGGGCTACCCTCGTAGATAAATGTCTTTGAATCATTCATACGGCTTCCTCCAATTTCTGAAATTGTTCGTTAATGAAGAGGTAGCCCAACATGGGTGATAGGTCGTTGTGGATGAGCATTTGCAGCCTATCTTCGGCTTCCGCAAATTCACGGTCAAATTCTCCGTCCATAGAAAGGTATTCTGCAAGCTCATTCAGTTTGCATTGGAGTTCAACCGCCTTGCGCAACACTTCTTTCAATCGTTCACAATTTGTTCTGTAGTCCGTTTGGTGGACTGTCCCTGTCTGGTTGCTACTATTGTTCACTTCCAGACTTTGCGTAGATTTGCACATATCTATAAAGTCTGTTAGTGGGAAAATGAAAAACGGCTTCCATCTTTCCCGTTGTGCTACACCTACGCAGGCAGTGGGCGCATTAACGCTCCACACGGGGGTATGAAAGCCGTATATCGGTAGATAGTCTTACGACACTTCAAGGCATAAAAATAGCCTTACCGACAATGGCAGGCTGAACGACCCACCCACGTAGTTATGTAGCACGAGGGCAAATGTAAGCCGTAAAAATGAAACAGCCAAAGAAATTTTGAAAAATCTTTGGCTGTAAGGAAATTATGTGTTTAATGAACACAGATATTTTGTATCTTTGCCGAAAAAGAAAAACGTATGAAGTTCCGTTTAGATAAATCAGACTGGATAGAGATAGGCTACTACGCCTCTATTGTATGTGCGGTTGTAGCCATACTTGGTATGCTTGTATCAATGCTCCGATTATTGCTGCTATCGCTGCGATAACCGTCCATCTATAAGTTGCCTTTATGCGGTCGTTGTTCCATTCGGTGACAAACCCACCCCTTGCACGGAAATCCGCACCTTTATTGGTAAGCCTTATCTTCCGGCTCTCACGGCTCAACACTTCTATCATGCCTCTATCTGCCAGTTTGTAGCAAGCTGGCATTTCCGCCTCGCTCACTTCTTTTATCCACGATTGAGGGGTAAACATATCCAGTATGGCATCCAGTTCTTTTGCTTCTTTCTTCTTCATGGGAACATAATTAGTAGGCTGAAACGCTTATCACATTGCCTTGAAAGTCCAAATAGAAAACATTATTCTCAACCATATAACCACCAAAGCTGTTTTTTGCCCTATACTTGTGCCTTACCATATACCCATTGTCTGTTTCAACCACATTCCCCCATTCTATGCTTTCATAACTATCAGGATCTTTAAGGTTGTTTCTTAGGTATTTCTTGACTTGCGAAACAGAACCGTCCCATGCGCTGTTTTCAACTTTCACATCCCCTTTCTTTTCTATCTTATCAAGGATCTTCTTTTCTTGAATATCATGGACTATTTTAGATATAGGTGCATTTACAAAACTAATGTCATTATACACTGCTTTGCGCAAGAAAATGTATTGGTTTCCCTTAAACCATTTAGTAAAAATCATGCCGGATTCATCATAATATGAAATTCTTTTGTAAGTAGAATCCAACCTACTACTAATATCATTATCTATTTCATGTATAAGCTCTCCATTGACGATTTGATTAAAAGAACTGATGTCGAAAACAACAGAGTATAGGCTATCATTATGGAATCCAAAATTCATATACGTTTCTACAGTTCTGCCTGATTTGAGCTTGTAGTCATAATAATACATATCCTCATAATTGCGTATTATGCTATCATTTACAAGTACCATCAAAAGGCTATCAACTTGGCTTCTGCTCATTCCAAACTGGAAACTAAAAGGAAGCTCCGATACGGTTATTGGTGCATTTTCTGCCGCTCTTGTTGCCTCATATTGTTTTTGTTCGTTCAATTCATTCTGTTTCTTTGCATTATTGCATCCTGTTGTCAAAGCTATCAGGCAAAGCACCATAATCATTTTCTTCATATAACTTTGGTAAGGTGAAATAACATAAACTTCTACAAACGTGACTTCCATTTTTCGGGTATGGTGTACGTTTTTCCGTCAGCAGATATGGTATCGGACATTTGGCAGTTTACAAACTTGTTAAGGCTCTTTTCCAATAACACAACCTTGCTTTTGTGGTACTTCATATTGTTGTCTATGTTGTGGCTGTAAATGGTTGGCGGAAAATGAACTTTAATCTTTTTGTGAGGATAATTCTTCTGAATAAATTCAATAGGAGGCAAAAGATCACTGTCACCACTAACCAGAATGAGTGAATCCGTTTTGTCCTGAAAACAGTCAGCTATCATACGGATGGATATGTTCACGTCCGTTTTCTTCTCTTCCGGGCGGATTATAGTGTATTTGCAGTTGGGACAAACGATTTTCTTCTCCAAATACTTACCTCTGACAATTTCAAACCTATCTCCATTCAATAATTTATTAGCATTAAGGAAAGAGCTTTGCCTGCTGCTTTTGTCCCTGTTAAGCGGTGAAGCCGTGAAATATACAACTTTTGCAAGCTCCTGATTTTCTCCCAAGAACATCTCAAAGAATTTCACTAAGTCCACCCAATAAGCTTTTGCCCATGCTGGCTCTACTTTTCTTTTGGTTCTCAATCCGTAATAGAAATTGAAACCATCAATGTAAACTGTTACTTTATCCATAATCTTAAAAAAAAAGCTACCATTGAGGTAGCTTATAACCATTCAAGAAAGAATGGCGGTTCTTTAATTTGTTGCAAAGTTAATGTTTACCAAGTAAACAAACAAACAAACAAACGAAAAAATGAACTTTTCTTTTGATTATGTGTTGAATAAACACACTTCTATACTTATTCTCCTGGTTCTCCCAAAAACTTTAATATCGCCTCATGTTGTAAAGGTGTCAGCACTCTTTGCCCTTTCTGGAAACAAAGCTCATCCAGCCGCTCCCTTAACGGGGTGCAAAGGATGATCCACCGCCTAAGCTGCGTTACGGCACTCCGTTTGGTGGAGTTCGGGAAGTATTGACAGGCAAGTTCGCCCATTCTGATTGCTTTCATACGTTCTTTCTATGATAAAAAATTACCCTATAGTAAATGTTGCGTTACTATAGGGTAGTCGGTTAATTACTATATAGTAGTTCACTCTTCACTATGCAATGGCTCTGTAGTGCTTATCCCAACGGGTTTTCCGTTTGACCTTCGGATGAATCATCTTCATCTTCGGATGTGCCGCTGTTTTCGCTCTTCTTGGGTACTTTCTTGAAAGTAAGGGTATCAAGGTTCTGCACCTCTCTCAACAATGCGCCCGGTCGGAACTGGATGTTTACTTTGGTGATGCACGCAGGGGTAAACTCCTTTTCGGTTTCCGTGCCCTCGCTGCATATCTGGAACTGGAAGTTGCCGAACTTTTCCAGCTTCACGATCTTGCCGCTTTTCAGGTGGCGTTTCATCTGCTTGATGAGCGCACGCAGCACGTTCAAGATGTCCCCGTCCGTGAGGGTCGTTGCATAACTGATTTCTTCTGCCAGATCGTCCATGTCCACAATGCCGCTGGCTTGCATCTTTGCGTAATACTTTGGCGGCTCGCTTTGCTTCATAGGGTTCTTCATTGCCGCTACCGAATAATTGATTTCTGCCATTTCTGTAACATTTTACTTGGTTAATACTCTTGTTGTTTCTTATGCCATTGCACGACGCAAAAGTACGGTTGTGCCGACACGCAGAGTTGACGAAATGGCATTTATAGGGTGAATTTACGGAAATATTTTCTGCATACGGAGAAAAATAAGCGATTTAAGGATAAAAAATCTTCTTTATGTGTTCAATAAACACATATATACAGAATTATTTTCTATATTTGCAGTCGTAGAAGTCACATATTAACGGACTATAAATGCAATTCGAGTATGAATAAGAAACTCTTTGAAAAAGTAAAAGGCTTGTGTAAGGACACTGGTCTATCGGAGAAGTACCTTAAAGCGATAACCGAAAAGATGGGTGGCAGCATTGAGGATGATTCGACCGATGATGCGGCGATTGAAACAACGGCAAACCTGATAGCTGACGTGGCTAAGGAAAGTCAAGGCGAGGCTACCAGATGGGCTAACAAGAAAAAGGATGATCCGAACAAAGGCGGCAAAGGCGGTGAAGATGATGATCCCGACAAAAAAGGGAACAAAGGCGGAACTGATGATGCTGATGATAAAAAGGATGATCCGAATGAGAAGCGGATTAAGGCTTTGGAAGATGAGTTGGCTAAAATGAAAGCTGGCGAAAGCAAGGCAAAACGCATGGCAGAAATCAACGCTGCTATGGCAAAGCACAACATTCCGGCTAAGTTCCGTGACCGTTTCGCCAAATCCATTTCTGATGATGAGGATGTGGAAGAGGCTGTAACAACTCTCAAACAAGACTTCATTACGGCAGGTCTGGTTACTGATGATTCAGAGGGTACAAAGGCGGCAAGCGAAAAACAGATAGATGAGGCTGCGGATAGCTTGCTGGAATCAATCACAGTTAAATAATTATCGCAATGAAAAGGAAAACCCACTCATTTACAGGGGAACGCCCGATATTTACGGGTAGTCCCTCTATTGTGCAAGGCGGTTTCAATCTGGATGTTGCCAAACAGCGTTTCAATGTTGGCGATATGATTCCGGCTGGAACACTTGCGATTTATGATGAGCAAACCCGGCTTGTTAGCGTGTTGAAAACCGCTAAGGTGGTTGAGGTAGATAGCGATGATAAGAAGATTGTCCGCCTTTTGGTGGATGAGTTCTACGCTCCGATCTTCGCTGTTGGTGATAAGGTAGCTAAGGCTGGTGCTATCTCTGGCACTTTTGCCTCTGCTGTTTCCATTACCAAGATTGAAGAAAAGAACGAGAACTATGTTATCACGCTCTCTGGTGAGATCTCCGGGCTTGCAAAGGATGATGTGCTGGTGGAGGTGGTAGAGAAATCTTCCAATGCCGCTGAAATCGGTGAGGCAAACGCTGTAACTATCTACGATGTGGATGTGAAAGAGTTTGAAACTGGTATTGACGTATCGGCTGACACGATGCAATACGCAATGTATGAAAGGCGTGTTCCGCCTATCCCGGCAAGCCAGAAAGATGCTACAGGCAAGTTCCTGAAAGCAAATCCACACGTTAAACTCACTCAATCATTCTAAAGAAAGGAGGCTAACGTATGAAATCAATTTATTCAAAACTCAAAGGGCTGTACAAGGATGGCAGACCTATTGACTTTCTGGCAACGTGGCGCAAGGCTTTCGACAAGGCTTCTGAAAGAGAAGTAGCCTTGTTCCAGAAGATGTATTCCGATAACTGGTTTACCTACAATACCCCTCAAATGTCGCTGACAGCGGAGGGTATCATGGGTAAGTATCGGCTTCGTTTCATGGCTACGCTGTTGGCTGATGAATCACCTACCCCTCAAAGACGCTCTGACGGCTTCGATATTTGGACTAAGGAGATCCCCCGTGTGGGACACAAGTTCTTTATGTCCGCCCGTACCTATCGCAAGCTGATGGAAGTGTACGAGAATCCCCGTCTTTCGGATGCTCAAAAGGTTAGGGAGATTGAAAAGACACTCAAAGCCGATTTGCAGGATGCCTATCTGGGCTGCAAAGATGTCATGGACTTCATTGCGCTTATGGCATTCTCCAACTGGGGTGTCGCACAGTTCAAACCAGCTATCAACAATCCGGGCGGTCGTGAGTTCGAGATTGATTACCGCATGGATGAGGCTAACAAGCTCATTTCGGCTTTCAACTGGACTACGGCAAACACCAAGGCAGGAAAGGTTAAACCCGTGCTGATGCTTGCCGCTCTGTGTGCGGAGCTTCGCCAGAGAGGTATTGAGCCGGGCGAAATCCTGATGTCGCAAGATCTGTACTACTGGTTGCGTATGGATCAAACCACACGCTTGCTGGTACACGGTAACGACAAACAGGCTCAAACCGTCACCAAAACCGAACTGGAAACCCTTTTGGGTGAAAACGAAATCCCGAATGTTACGGTTATTACCCGTAAGATGGGACAGGATAAGGACGGTAAGCGTGGATCTGTTGAGCCGTGGAATCACAACTTTATCTGTATCAAGCCAGCCGGAGTTATCGGTGAAATCCAGCCCTCTATTGAGGATAGCGAACTCATGGAAGAGGACGATGTGGACTACATGAACGCTGGTAACGGAATCCGTATTGCCAAGTGGCGCACGGGTGAATCCACTGGTCAGGTGGCAGGTGAAGTAACGCAGGGATCAGGTCGTTTGCTTCCTATCATCACGGATATTAATGCCATTATCTGTATGCAGGTAAGGGGCATTACTGAAAAGGAGATCCCGGCAGATGCAAACGGAAACGAGCGTTTCTATTGCACCAAGCAGGAGTTTGAGGGCATTGATGATCTTATGGAGGGCTAAACTATGAAACTGGTAGTATTAAAGCCTTTCAGAGATAAGAATGATCACCAGACTATTTACAAGTCTGGCGATCTTCTTACCACAAACGACCTAAGCAGGGTAAACGACCTTGTGAAGCGTGGTATGTGTGAGATTACTTCTGTTGATGATGGGAATGATGAAAAGGCTGATGAGAAGAAGCCTGAAACAATCTCATTCCAGCAGAAAGAATACGGACTTGATGAGGTGAAAGCAGCACTTGAAGAAATCGGCAATCCAGCCGCCAAGAATGCCGGAGTAAAAGGCGTTTCCAAGAAGCTGGATGAACTGACGGAAGAGCAAGCCGCTTCACTCTCTGAAATTCTTAACAAGGAGGTCTAAAGATGGTAAATCTGACAAAATACGATGCTCTGATCGGTGAACTTGAACCGTACACCGTAAGCCCTATCACATTGAAAAAGGCTCTTGCTGATGCAAATGTGGGCGATCTGGATGCCGAATACGATGCGGAAGCCGATAGGAAACCTATTGCCATTGCCGCTATCAAGGTATTAAAGAAACTGGTTGTCCTTACGAGTGACAGCATGGGCAAATCCTCACAAGGATATGATGTGGATGAGCTAAAGAACCGTATCAAGGCTATTTGCAGTGAAAACGGTCTGGAAGTGTCGGATTTTGTGGAAATATCGTCTATCACGGACGGATCTAACAGGTGGTAGCCATGAGATATAACGGTACTTTCAAATACAAGGAGATTCAGGACGGGCAAAGAGATCCGAACACCGGATTTATTGTTTCAGAGCCTCAAACGGGCGACTGGATCAACGGTTGTGAGTGCCAGATAGAAACTTTCGTGCCAGCCAAACAGAAAATCGGTACGGACGGGCAAGTATTCACTTATACCTACGATGTACTTATACCGAAGTGCTTCAAAGGTACGCTGGATATTGCAACGCCAGTACAGATAACAAGCGAGGATGGCAAGGTGTCAGTTTTCGAGATTCAAGGCGTGGATAACCTTAACAGAAGATACATTGAGATATGGGGATAATTCCGACCAACAATCATAGCAGTGTCATTTCAAAGGCGGTGGCAGCGTTTCAAGTAAGGCTTGAAAACGCTACACTCTACCTTTTGAAGTTTCTTGGCGAAAGCCTTGTGAAGTACGCTAAGGAGAAGCACAGCTATACTGACAGGACGGGCAACCTCACAAACTCAATATCCTATGCGATAGTGCGTAACAAGAAACTGGAATACTTTAGTGAGGAAAACCAGCCTAACAATGAGGGGGCTAAAGCAAGCCTTAATGTGGCTATGCAGATGGCTAACAGCTTGCCGGATGCTTTCTCTCTCATTATAGTAGCCGGAATGAATTACGCAGCCTACGTTGAGGCTAAGGGGTACAATGTGATTCTGCCAGCGGAATTGAAAGCCAAAAAGGATTTTCCAGCCGCCATGAATACGCTTATGGCTAAAGCTAAGGCAAAGGCAAATGAATTATTCGGAGGTGTGTTATGATTACAACGGAAGAAATAGCGGTACGGGTGTATCAAATGCTGATGGAAAGTGAGGTAAAAACCATGATTACAGGCAGCATTGACTACGAGCGTAACGACTACAGCAAAGAAGATGTGATTATAGTACCCCATGCGATAGACGGTGAGGAATCCGTGCGTTTCGGGCAAATCAACGTAAACATTCATGTGCCGGACATAGTGAGCAAGCGCAAGAATCCACCCGTGTATAGGATAGACTACCAAAGACTGATAGCGATAAGGAAACAAGTGATTGCAGTGCTTCAGAACCACTACGAGAAAGGGAGCGGTTATAACTGGAATATCGGTTTGATCAATCCCCCTATCAAAGAGCCGGAACATAACGAACACTTTGTTTCTATCGCTTTAGAGATAACAGTAAGAGAAAAGAAGTTAAACCAATAAATTTTTACGACTATGCCAGTATATACAGCAATGGGCTTAAAGAAGATCTATGTAGCCGAAGCAAAAGAAGATGGCTCTATGCCAGCCAAAGGCACGGATTGGTTAGATCTTGGCGATGTGTATCAGGACACTTGTCAGCTTGTGGATTCCGACCCGGAAACCACCGTACATAAGTCTGAAACTTCCAACAGGAAACTTACACAGGTAGGCGAAACCGAAACAACGGTAAACCTTTCCCTGATGGATCCTGATTTGGAATTGCTTTCACGCTATTTTGGCGGTACTATTTCAGGAGAAAAGCCAAACAGGAAATGGACGAGACCGAAGAAGTTGCCTTACAAAGAATGGGCGATTTGGCAGCAGCCCGAAGAGGGTATTTTCGTTGGATGCGCCAATGTCCGTATCATTCCGAAGTTTGAGATTACTTACTCAAAGACGGGTATCTGCCTTGTTCCTCTGACTATCCAGTATCAAGCGGAGTTACAGGTTGATGAGGCAATGACCGACCCGACTAAAGCGTAATCCTGATGCTTAAATGTAACAGGAAAGCCTCCTGCAAACAACGTAGGGGGCTTTCTTTTTAACAGCAACGTATATGGAAGAGAAGCCCAAAGAACTAACAAGAGAACAACAGCTTGAAATAGAAGAGCAAGCAATACAGGCACTAATTCAGATGGGAGTTAAATTCTCCGTGCCTTTGAAGATTAACCCGGTAAAGCCTCCTAAGTGGGTACGCTGGTGGAACAAACATTTCCCTAACCATGTCAAGGTATGGCATGACAGGCGGATTCCGAAAGATTGGAATGTTTCTGTGATGGAATTGCCGGACACCGATAAGGGAAAGATGGTTGAGGTGTATATGCGCCAGTTCCATATAAAGCCGCTCTATCTGGGTACTATTGACTATTTGAGGAAACTGTACCTACAAATAGAACTCAATGAGGAAAAGATACAGGAACAGCCCACGCAAGAAGCTAAGAAGTATTTCAAGTACATTTCCCTCATGGCAGAGATAGCCGCAGTTGCAGTAATCAACAACGGCTCAATCACCAATCCCGTAAGCAAACAGACAAAGATACTCCGTGACTTCTTCATTGAGCATCTGACCGTACCACGCTTGAAGCAGCTTGCCGATGTGATAAGCCAGATGATGAATGCCGGGGGTTTTACGTCCTCTATCATATCAATCAGGGAAGTAGGGACAACGAAACCGAAGAGCAGAGCGGATATGATAGAGTAACAGGGCTAAACAGCCCGTGGGGTAATCGTGCGGAATTGCTGAAACTATTCGGCTGGAGCTATGATTACTTGCTCTGGGGTATCTCTTGGATGAATGTAGAGATCATGTTGGCAGATATGGCAAAGACTAAGCCGATGCCGAAAACAGAAACGGATGAGAACGGGTTGCCGAAACCACCGCAGGGAGGCAAGGTTATCCATAGGGAGCTCAAAACGAAAGAAGATATTAAGAACTATGTCAAAGGTTTAATTTAGTATGGAAAATATAGGTGGAGCATTAGCATTCAAAGCCACTCTTGATATAGATGATTTCAAGGTATCAAGCGAAGCGATGGGGCGTTATATCAAAAACGCTTCTGATAATGCCGTGCTGGAAGCAAACCGCATGGAGCAATCGTTTCTGACCTTTGCGCAAAACGGAGCGAGATATATTGTTTCCTACCTTGTTGGGCAAGGAATGATGAGCCTTGTGCAAAGCATAGTGCAAGTGCGTGGGCAGTTCCAGCAACTTGAACTGGCTTTCAATACCATGTTGAGAAGTACCGAAAAATCACAGGTGCTTATGTCGCAACTGGTAGATACAGCCGCCAGAACTCCGTTTGACCTTACCAGCATAGCGCAAGGCGCAAAACAGATGCTTGCTTTCGGCTCGAATGTGGAAAGCGTGGTAGATGAGATCGTGATGCTTGGAAACGTGGCTTCTGGTGTGAGTGCGCCACTTGGTGATCTTATCTATCTGTATGGCACATTGAGATCGCAAGGCAGGGCATACACGGTGGATATTCGCCAGTTTGCCGGGCGTGGTATTCCTATCTATGAAGAGTTGGGCAAGGTGCTTAACGCAGACAGGCAAGAACTGAACAAGCTGGTAACGGAGGGAAAAGTTGGATTCCCGGAAGTTGAAAAGGCATTTAAGAACATGACCAGTGAGGGCGGTATTTATTTCAACCTCATGCAAGAGCAAAGTAAGTCGCTTACTGGTATGCTTTCCAACTTGGGCGATGCTTGGGATAGTGCGCTCAACAAGATCGGACAGGATAATCAGGATTTGTTCACTGGGGCTATTCAGGGTGCGATAGACCTTGTGGAGAATATGGATCAGATTATCCGTATCGTACAGGCTGTTACCATTGCTTACGGAAGCTATAAAGCGGCAATCGTGCTGAATACCCTTGCAACAAAGGGCTACACGGGTGTTGCCATGATAGACAATACCGTTAAGCAGGCAAAGATCGCTCTACTGAAAGCGGAAGCCAACATAACGGGACAAACAGCAGCCCAAACAAAGGCTATGACAGCCGCACAACAGGCTCATGTTGCCGCCTTGCAAAAGGAACTTACAGCGGAAGAGCAAGCCAATCTGGTAAAGAAACTCCGCATTGCCACCATACAGCAGTTATTGACAGCCCAACAGCAGGAATACTTATCAAACCTTAACCTTACCACTTCCTCTGCCAATTATGAGGCAGTGGCTACCTCTGTATTGACGGTTGAGCAAAGGGAGGCACTTAGCAAAACCGACCTATCGGCTAAGAGTGCCGTATATCGTGCCGCTCTGGAGCAAGAAGTGGCAGCGAAGCAAAGGAACAATGCCGCCACTCTGGAGGCTATGCGTACCGATGTCAAGGCGGCAGCACAAAAGATGGAATCCGCCAAACAAACGGCTGTTTCTGCCATGCAAGCAACCGAAATGGCACGGTATGAATTGTATTGGGCAAGGCAAGCCGGGGATGCCACCAGAATTGCAACGGCTGAAAAGAAACTGGAGGCAGCACAGGACAACCAGAGTGCCGCCAGAAAAGCCGCATTAGCCGCTCAAACGGACTTATACACCAAACGCAAGCAGTTGGAGGCTACAGCCACAAAACAGGCTACAGCCGCTTCTGTTGCGGACACAGCGGCAAAGACTACACAGGGGGCTGTTACGACTGCATTAACATCAATCACGAAGAAAGCCACCCTTGCAATGAAAGCTCTTTGGGCTTCCATGAAGAGCAATCCTATCGGGTGGATTCTTTCACTGGTTGGAATGATGGTTAGTGCGCTCACATTGTTCAAAAGCTCCGAAGAGGAAGCCACCGATGCAATGGGAGAATTTCAGGACACCACCAAAAAGCAGATTGATAATCTGGATTTGCTGTTTGCCATTCTCCGCAACACAGAGAAAGGTACAAAAACGCATGGTGATGCCATTCGCAAGGTGAATGCGATTTGCAAGGAGTATAACAAAACCTTGCTGGATGAGAATGCCACCATTGATGAGCAAAAGTTGAAGTATGCAGAACTGACAGCCGCAATCCAGCAGACTACAGCCGAGAAGATCAAGGCTAAGTATGTCGAGCAGGAACTACAGGAATATCTGGAGAAGTCGGATGAAAACTATGCAAACTTCATAAAGAATCTGGGGAGTGCAAGCTATGATACTGGAAAGACAAGGACGGTAACGAACCGTAGCACTGGTGGAGATTCATACGAAGTTCCGATATATGAAGCCTCTGAAAACATACGGAACATGGGAGGTGCTGTACAGGAAGCCATAAGAAGCCAGATTGAGGATAACGCAAAATTACTGGCTTCCATGTCCGGGGATGCTTTCACCAAGCAATACAATGATGTAGTAGCAAGCATATTGAACTCCACAAAGGCAGCGACAAAAGCCACCGATGCGGAGATAGCAGGATTCAAGGGTATAGTTGAATCCTACCTTACCTCACAGATCAACAAGGCTAAGGAAATGAACGAGGCTATTAACCAAGTTGATAATAGCCTTAGTGCCTATTTTGCCCCAAAGGATGCCACGCCAGTAACAGACAGCGTGGACTATGTAAGTATGTCCTTTGAAGAGCTTGATAAGAAGATACAGGAAACCCAAACACAAATTGATACGCTCAATGCAAAGAAAGTCAAGGTTGAGGCGGACACAACGGAACTACAGAGCCTTAAAAAGCTGATGGATGAGCTAACGGGCGCAAGGGACACCAAGACTGCCAACCTTAACACGGAATCTGGCATAAACGAGCGTATCAAGCAGCTAAAAGAAGAGCGTTCCAATGTGGTTATCAACAGTGCCAAATACAAGGAACTGACTAAAACCATAAACGGACTTGAAGCGAGGTTGCCAAAGACTTCCACCAAACAGGCTAATAATGCAGATCCTTTGAGAGATAAGCAACTGGAAGCGGATCGCAAGCTGGAAGAGGCACGGATCTCTATCATGGAAGATGGGTATGAGAAACGGAAAGCCTTGTTGGACTTACAGCATAAAGAGAATCTGGATCGCATAGACCGTGAGGAAAGGGAACTGGAGAAAGCCCGTAAAGCAGCCGGAAAAGGTGGATTGACTGCAACGGAGCAAGAGGGATTCGATGAGAGAAGAAGCATTGAGAATACCAGCTACCAGAGAGAACAAAACAAGCTGTTTGACGGTGAAATTGCCTACAAGAAACAGCAGTATGAGTTGTATTTCCGCTGGGTAAGGAATCTGGGCGAAGATGTGGCGAACACACAGTTTGCAAACTTGCTGAAAGGCGGTGCTTCATTCAAAAAATACTTAGAAAGCCAAATCAAAACTCTTACGGTGGATGATAACGAGGATCTTTTGAAAAGAAGTGCCATTGACGGACTTTCGGAGGGAGAGAACAATTTCCTTGTATCGCTTAAAATGCAATATGGCGAGATAACAGGGGCTAAGTCAGCAATGGACTTGTTTAAGGAAAGTATTACTCAAACTATAGACCAAGCATCCAACCTTACCGAAAAGCTGGATGCCATAGCTAAAGTAAAGGAAAAGTTGGATAAAGGCGAGTTTCATTTGAACCAAGATGAAACAGCAGAAGCGGAATTGGGATTGAGCGAGAAAAAGGCAGAAGTGCAGAAAGAAATTAATGAAGCAATTCTCAAAGACTTCAAGACTTACGAGGAACGCAAAAATGATATTCTGGCTGACTACAATGCCATGCGCCTATCCGATACCGTGAAAAACAATGAGGAATTGTTGGCACGTATCAATCAAGGGGAAGCCAATGCACTTTCAGCACTCAACGCAGAGCAGTTGAAAGCCTCTAAGGACTGGCAGGACTTGTTCACCAATTTGGATATTCTTTCAGCTTCTGAAATAAGCAAGCTGATAGGGAACATAGAGAAGCAGATGGCAAACGGGGATTTGAAATTAAATCCCGTGGACTATCAAGCTCTGATGGATAGCTTGAACGAAGCAAAGGACAAGGTTGTTGAACTGAATCCTTTTAAGGCTATGGGCACAGCCTTTGACAACTATATTGAGGCTACAAGGAAACTAAAGAATGCGGAAAAAGAAAATCTTTCCTCTGACCAAATAAACGCATTGAAAAAGGCAGTCCAGACAGCAGCGGAGCAAATGGTGAAAAGCATTGAACAAATTAACCAAATGCTCACTTCTGTAGGAAGTTCTTTTTCCTCTTTGGCTTCAAGTTTCGGGAATGATGATCTGGCAGAAACCATAAGCGGCGTTACCGATGTGCTGGGAGGTGCAGGACAAACTGCAATGGGTGTCGGAAAAATCATGTCAGGTGATTTGTTGGGTGGCATTACTGGAGTTATAGGAGGTATCACGGGAGTTATCGGTGCATTTAACAAGATGCACGACAAAAAGAATGAGAAGAGAATACAGGCTATGCAAGATCAAGTAGATGATTTGGCAGATGCCTATGATAATTTAGGTGATGAAATAGGACGTGCATACTCCACCAACAAAGCTGGAATGTTGGAACAACAAAACGAAAATCTGAGACAAACCAATGAACTAATCCGCAAACAAATCCAAGAAGAAAAGGATAAAAAGGATACTGATTGGGACAGAATTAAGGAATGGGAAGATCAGATAGCGGAGAATGAAAAGCAGATTGCCGAAAACACAAAATATAATATTATTGAGGCTATCATGGGATCGGATATATCCAGTGCTATTGATGATTTTGCGACTGCCTATGCCGATGCTTGGGCTGCAGGCGAAAAAGCAGCTGGGAAATCTGCCAATGTTGTAAAGAATCTAATAAAGACAGCCATTATAGATCAGTTGAAGAATAAGCTACAGCCGGAAGTTCAAAAGTTGATGGGCATAATGGCTGATGCAATTGGTGATGACGGAATAATAGATGCCATAGAGGAAAAGGAAATAGATGATTTCGTGAAAAGGTTGGAAAATATATCTGATGATTACCTTTCCAAAAACGAAAAATGGTTGAAAGATGAGGAGGCAGAAGAAAAATCAGAAGATCCTTTGACTGGCGCGGTACGATCCATGAGCGAGGAAACAGGCGGTGTGATTGCCGGACGGTTGAACGCCTTTGTGATCAACCAAAGCGACCAAATAGCGATTATGAAACAGAATCTTGTGTATCAAGCCGAGATTGCGGCAAATACAAGCTATTGCAAAAGGCTTGATGAAATAGCAGATTCATTAAAGAGAATTGAAAATAGCGGTAACTCATTATTATCACAAGGAATATCGTAACTATGGAACTGGTAAAACAACTTAGAGAAGATGGCACAGCAAAAGGGCTGTGTCAGGCTTGGCAGGAGAAATTGAAGCCGGGTGTAAGTATGGAAAGGCTTGTGAAACTCTATATACGAGGTATAGATTTTTGCGTGAAAAATGATTTTCCAACGCTGGAGTTCTTACGGATGTATTTCAAGGGAAGATGCGAACCTTACGGTGCATACGTGGATGATATTTTTGAAAAACGTAATGCACCGGATGCGATACTGAACGGGAACTGCAATGCAAAACTCACTTATGATGGTTACACTGTTTCCCGTATCGTTATCCGGCATACTTCTACGGCTTCTATTACAGTCTATGGGTATGCTTGCGTGACTATAGATGTGTTTGATGATTCTACACTGAATCTGGTTGTTGTAGGTAGACGAGCAAAAGTGCTTGTGTACCGATATGGAAATTCTATAGTAAACTACAACGGCACTTGTGCCAAAGTTATATTCAAAAACAAAAACATTTACTGATATGATAGACAATAATTTAATCCTCTATTTGCCGTTTGACGATCCGGACGGTAGCAAGGCATACGATTTTTCATTAAGCAGGGCTGATGCAACGCTTTCTGATGGTGCAACATTTTCCAAAATAGCGAAGAGCGGTAAATCTTTGTCTATGAATGGTGCTGGTGAATGCCAAACAGATAAAGCGATACCCCTAAGTGGTGATTTCACGCTGTGTTGCTATGTGTACCCGGCAACAAACAAACTGGGCTGGCTTCTGAACTTTGACGGAGTGGATAACTATCTGGAGCAATGGGTGAGCGTAATGCCTAACAACTGGTATTTCTTTGCCTTTGTGAAGTCCGGCAACACTTTCGAGGTTTACCAGAACACAAGCCGGATCTTCAAAGATACCATATCCGGCACTCCGAAAGGTCTATCACTGAATGATGAGAGCCTTAACGGTACAAAGTCACTCATAGATGAGTTGCGTTTGTTCAACGTGGCAAAGTCTGCCACGGAGGTAATGAAGCTACAGGCAAATACCGATGTGGAATACTATATAGACGGAAAGAACACTAAAGACTTTGGCGTATATGTTTCCGCTTCTTCCGGGCTTCTGGGTAGGTTGGAAAGGAAAGAAAGTCTGGAAGTGGATTGGGATAACTACCACGGAAAGGTTATTGACTTGAAGCGACCACGATACAAGGAGCGCACGATCACGCTTGATTGTTTTATAGAGGCTTCCAGCCGATCGGAGTTTGTAAACTGGGTAAATCTCTTTATGGAGCAATTCGACAAAGAGGGTACGGTACGCCTGAAATGCGAGTATGACGGTAAGGCAAAGCCTCTGGTGTATGAGGTGTATGTGCCTGATGAGGTTGATGTGGAAAAGACTTGGGGGACATACAACAACGATCTTATGGTTGGCACATTCTCTTTGAAGCTGGTAGAATGTGAGCCAGTGAAAAAAGTATTGCGCCATATCGGAAATGCCAACAGCAAGGCTACAATAACCGTTACCAGCACGAAGTTCCTTAATGTGTATTGGGGTGATGGAAGCCACACATTCAATGTGCATGGAACGGATGTAGCTTTGGAACACACTTATACCGAAGCCGGGGAATACGACATTATTGTTAGCGGTGTGATTGAGGATATAGAGGAATTTTCCACTAATGCGATTGTGATATGGGAGAAATTGAAGTAATCAAGCGCAAAGGCGGCACTATCCAGCTATTCAGCAGAGATCCGTTCTGTACCATAAAATCGGCAACGCAGAACATATCTCTGATGGGGGATGATAACATACAGTTGTCTATTATCTCCACTGAATTGCTGGACTTCGAGAAAGGCGATAAAATCATAGTGGGCGGTGAAGAGTACACTATCCGCACACGTGTAGCCCGTGAAATGAAAACGGATAGATACTACCAGTATGATGCAGTATTCTATGGCGTGATGTATGAACTGATGAAAGCCCAATACAGGAATACGGACGAAAGCGGAAAATCTACTTCCATGACTTTTGACCTTACTTATTCCATTAGGGATTTCGTCAAGGTGATCATATACAATATGAACCGTGATTATCCGGGCTTGTGGGCTTTTGATGAAGCGAATTGCCCGGACACAGAGCCACGCACTATATCATTTTCACGGCAGAACTGCCTACAGGTGTTGCAATCGCTATGTAGCAAGGATAATTTCAAGCTGGAGTTCCGCATTACCCAAAACAACGGAGTGCGTACTATCCATATCGGAAAGTTCGGCACAAAGGTTATTCCACCAAGCGGAGCTGATTACTTCGAGTGGGGGAAAGGGGGTGGTTTGTACACCCTCAAAGATCAAAAGGTGGATGATAAAGCCATTATTACCCGTCTTTGGGTGGAGGGCGGCACTACCAACATACGGAGTGATTACAGGGACTATTCAGAACGCTTGCAACTGCCTTTCCCTAAGCGTATGAATAAGAATGAACATACGTTGGCAGACGGCACTGTTATCCCGGCAAACAGCGAAATGATCGGTATTGATGATGATACCAAGCGATATATTGAGGATGCGGAACTGGCGAATGAGATAGGCAGCGAAGAGGATAGCGAGCAATACGATGATATTTTCCCGAAGCGTACAGGAAAGGTTACTGCCATTGTTGAGGATGATATAAACTCATTCGTTGATGATACAATGGATTTCGACCTTAACGAAAAGGACGATCAAGGGACAAAGTACCTTATCAATGGCGTAACGGCAAAAATCACATTCATAACAGGCAGGCTTGCCGGGCAACAGTTTGAGTTGAAGAAAGAGGGTGGATATAACCATTCGCAAAAGAAGTTCACGATCATACCTTTTACCGACAAACGAGGGCTGACAATACCGACCACCGACAATGAGGCTTTCCGCATTGAGGTTGGAAATACCTACAAGATCACAGATATAAATCTGCCAAAGTCCTATGAGGATAATGCGGAAGAAGATCTTTGGTATGCCGGGTATGATGATTTCAAGCCACGCACACAGTCCAGAGTGCAGTATGCTTTGACCTTTGACCGCTCCTATTTTCTGGAGAATATGCCGGATGATAGCGAAACCAGCGTGTTCAAGGTTGGGGACTATGTGCCAGTGCGTGATGTGCGTTTCGGTGTGGAGAAGAGCATAAGAATCCAGAAGATAAGCCGTAACTTGCTTGTGGATCACGATTACAGCCTTACCCTATCCGACACTACCACCATATCCATAAGCCAGCAGACGGTGATAGATGTGATAGAGCATAACAAAATCATAGAGGCAAACCGCCTGAAAGATTTGAGCAAAGCCCGTAGGGGGTGGCGCACGACCGAAGAGCTAAGGAATATGGTGTATGACACGGACGGTTATTTTGACCCGGAAAACATACGTCCTAATTCCATTGATACGAATATGCTTACCGTTGGCTCAAAGAGCCAGCAGTTTGTTTTGATCGGAGTTGTTATGCAAGCCAATGTAAACGGCAATGCCAACAGGTTTGATGCTTCTTCGGGCATACTGGCTCACCTTACCATAGACGAAACCACCATAAAGCAATGGACTTTAGGCGAATTGAGCGTTACCCTATCGGAGCAAGGCGGCTACTATGTGTTTGCGAAGTGTAGCAAGACTGGCACGAATGGCGTGTTTGTCGTTACGCAGACACCATACAAGTTTGAGCCTGCCGAAGATCCGAACAACTACTATTTCCAGATAGGTATCATTAGTTCGCTCTATCCTGATGATAATTTCCGTGACTTTGTAACCACTTACGGATTTACCCGTATCAACGGAAAGACTATCACAACGGGAACTATTGTAACCAGTGATGGAGAGTGCTATTTGGATCTGGACGGGAACAAATTCAGGATAGGCGATGCCACCAGTTCTATAGACTGGAATGTAACGGCACTGAAACAGCTTACCTTGCACAATGTACGCTTGCTTAGTGATTCGGGCGATGTTTCGTTTATCGGTGTGTATCGTGGTGCATACCGTGATGATTATGTGTACTACAAAGGCGATGAAGTTAGCTACAGCAACGGTGCGGAAACTTGCACCTACCGATACATATACCCCAACCCCACAAAGGGAGTGAAGCCAACCAATACGACTTATTGGGAAGTTGTAGCCAAAGGACAGCAGGGACAAAAAGGCGATGATGGTTTACCCGGTAAAGACGGATTACCCGGAAAAACCACATATACATGGATAAGGTATGCCGATGATGAAAACGGAAACGGTATCTCTGACAACCCTACTGGAAAAGGCTTCATAGGTTTTGCATATAACAAGGAAACAGCGACCGAAAGCAACGACCCAAAGGATTACAAGTGGTCTGACATTATGGGAAAGGACGGTGTTCCGGGAGAGCCGGGAGAAGATGGGAAAACGCTTTATACTTGGATTGCCTACTCTGACAATGCCGATGGAAACCCGATGTACCAGCAACCGAAAGATTCAACGAAGTACATAGGCATTGCCACCAACAAGGAAACGGCTACAGAAAGCACAAATCCGAAAGATTATGTTTGGAGCAAGTTTAAGGGTGATGATGGTTTGCCGGGTGTTCCGGGTGCAGATGGCAAGACAAGCTATTTCCATATCAAATACTCTTCCGTGCAAAATCCAACCAGTGCCTCACAAATGACCGAAACCCCGTCTGATTACATAGGTACTTATGTGGACTATACGCAAGCTGATAGCAACGATCCGAAAAAATACACATGGGCAAGATTCAAGGGCTTCAATGGTGAGGACGGATTGCCGGGCATAAATGGTGAGGATGGAAAGACTTCCTATCTGCATATCAAGTATAGCGATAACGGGGGATTGTCGTTCACTGCAAATAACGGTGAAGAGCCGGGAGCATACATTGGGCAATATGTGGACTTCATACAGAAAGACAGTGACAACCCCACTGATTACACTTGGAGTTTGATTAAGGGTGAAAGTGGTGCGGCTGGTAGCGATGCAACCACTGGAGAATACTATGAATACAGGTATGCCAAAAACGGATCTACCGTTTCACCTCCGGCTCTGGATGCTGATGCCGAAAATCCGTCTGGGTGGAGTACGACAATGCCGACCGTTGGCACACTGGAATACTTGTGGTGTACGATGGCTAAGAAGTCCGGGCTATCGGATAAAAAGGTGTTTGATATTCCGGTGAATAGTGGAGAAACAACACTGATGGATATTTCAGGGCATGGAATATCTGGAGAATTGAGGAATGGAGCAGCCGTTGTTCAAGACGGAAGCAGATATGCCGTTGATCTAAGCGGAAATGCGGAGTGTCAGATAAATTGGGATCTGCCTTTCGGTCAGAGTTTCACGCTCTGTTTCTGGATGAAAACGGATCAAACGCTCATACGATGGATGCTTAACGGATATAATGGCAGGGACTATGTGGAAAAGAGCATAACAGTATCAAAAAACACATGGTTTCATGTCGCATTGCGCTTCAATGACAGGACTGTATCTATATTCATAAATGGATCACTTGTGCAGACTGGCAGTATAAATGAAGAGGTAGTAGGCTTCTCGCTGTATGATGATAATATGTTTGGATCTTCCGTCTTTTACGACAACATAAGGCTGTATGACGGTGCATTATCGGCTACCGATATAGGAAAAGACAAGAGCGGAGAAAGCGACAAACTTGTGCAGAACTGGTGTACACCTTTCCGTATCAATCCTTACGATGGAAAGGACGGTGTAGGTATAAATACTGTTGATGTAGAGTATGCTAAAAGCTCTTCAAATACTACAGCACCAACAAGCGGTTGGCAAACTACTGCTCCATCATGGGAGGATGGTAAATATATTTGGTCAAGGACTAAAACAGTTCTTACAGATGGATCTACTGAATACACAAAGGCTGTTTGTATTACTGGAGGAAAGGGTGCAACTGGTTCTGCTGGTGTAGGTGTAAAATCTATCGTTGAACAATACTATCTATCAAGTAGTCCTACTTCCCAATCTGGAGGATCATGGAGTACAACAAGACCTACTTGGAAAGATGGCTGGTATATATGGACGAGATCCGTTATAACATATACCAACGGAACTTCTACGACTACTTCACCTATATGTGTAACAGGTGGTAAGGGAGAAACTGGAGATAAAGGAGAAAAGGGAGATCAGGGAGAAAGCCCAGCAACTGTATTCAGAGGTGTATATGACAGCAGTAAAACATACTATGGTACCAAATACAGATTGGATGTTGTAAAGTATAATGGAGTGTATTATGTTTCCAGGATAGACGCTGGAACATTCTCAGGTGTAATTCCGACAAACACAAGTAAGTGGAATAGTTTTGGTGCCCAGTTTGAATCTATAGCCACTGATCTACTACTTGCCGAAAATGCGAATATTGCTGGATGGATCTTTAGGAACAATAGGCTTGAATCTCAGGATGGTACTTTATGGCTTGATGGAGTAAAAGGATTGATAATGGCAAAAGGAGGATTTTCAGGAACATTGAAAGCTGAAAATATGTTCTTGCCATTTGTGTTATTTAATGAAGATAATTACACATTAAAAACAACAGATCCAACAAATTTTCATTTGTACTATATTTATCCACAAAATGCAACTTTTAGACTACCTAATGATGAATCTTTCAATGGTATGTTCTTAAATTTATATTGGAGACCAAGAATATCAAGAATGGATCTTTCTCCTATAATTACTGGGAGGATATTATGCCCTAACAAAAGCACCCTTGACTCGTCAGGAACTATAGCATTTCCGTATTATGCCTCACAAATATATTCATATTTAGGAGGACTTGTTCAGCTTGTAAACATATCAGGACAATGGGTTTTATTAAATGGAACAGATTTATTGGAATATGTAAAATCAAGTTAATTGTAAAATGTTTATTTTGAAAAGTAACAGACCAAAGCACTTTATTTATGCTATACCAAGTGCTTTCTTGTTCACAATTCTATTTGCAGCAGGGTTAGCTGTAGGAATGGAGTTTAAGGATCGTGCCTATGGCGGCAAATGGGACTGGCTGGATCTCATTGCCACTATGATAGGCGGATTGATCGGACAGCTTTTGCAAGCTGTAGTAATCTATCTCATTCTGAAAGGAGGTGTATAATGCGTTAGAGGCTTATTTTTTCGCTTATAAGTGTGTTTGACAAACACACAAATGATTATATTTGCAGTTAGAAATTAACTTGGTGAATTATGGATAATGATATGTACAGCCTTAGAGTGTTATCGAAAGGGGAAGTATCGGATCTTAGCAAAGGATTCAATCTGGGAGGAAAGCCGTTTTCCGTCTATGTGCGAAGCAAAAGCGCAACGGAAATTGTCAGTGATACGCTCCTGAATTGCAAACTGATCTGTGACAACTCATTTGGCAACATTCCAGTACCAGTTGGCGACTGGACACCAGCGGCTATAGTGGAGATTGCCCCAAATGCTATAGACTTGCAGAAGTATGAGATTTATTGGGGTGCAGGTGAAATCATTAGAAACAACTGATATGGGACTTTTGTTAGGTAGCGGTAACACGAAACCGCAATATCCGTATGATATGTGGTACGGAATAGAGGGAGATTTTACAAGCCGTGATTACAAGCTCAAAAGAGTTGGTAATCTGGACTTGCACAAGACGCTTCCGATTCAGGCGAAACTGAAACGCTTCGTTGAGAATCCAGACGGATCGGTAAAATACTACTTGCATCCGAATGACAGCCGTAAGAAAGACAGCGGTGCTGCCGCTGTGATTGACAGCACGGACGGTAATGTGATGCTGGAGAAGCCGGAGTATTATTTCAGGCTGGAGATTGAGGGTACAAAGTGGATTCGTGCCTACTCTGAATATCCATTGCCGGGCTTTGTCAAGATGGAGCGCAAAACGGTATCTCCGTGGTTTGCTACTATCAAGATTGATACGAATGAAGCCGTTTCCGGCTGTTTCCTCACTTGGGACGGTGACAATATCGCCCGTGATGCAAGCGGCTATGTGAAGCTGACCGCCAATGCTGCCAACTACAGGGGTGGTTCTGGCTCTGGAGATGCTGCCAAAGATGGCACTTACAACTCCATGCTTGGTATGCCTCGCACTTCTATCTCTAAGGTAACAGCCCGTGCCGCTTGCAAGAATGGCACTCACTTGGGCGTGTACCGTGTGTACAATGAAATCGCTTGGTTGCAGAGGCTGGAGTATGCTTCATTGCATTGTCAGGATGCCTACAATGAAACTCTTACCGCTGATGGCTATCATCAAGGCGGACTGGGCAACGGTACGGCTGTGAACGGTACGGAGTGGAACACTTGGGGCGGCTATAAGCCTTTCATTCCTTGCGGTGTGACTGCAACGCTGGGCAACAATACTGGCAGAGTGCCTTATGTGATCAAGGGCTGGACTGGTGGCGATAAGACGGTACAGGTTACTTCTTATCGTGGATTGGAAGTGCCTTATGAATACCTTTGGTATCTTGCGGATGATGTGCTTATCTGGCACAAGGCAGATGTTTCTATCGCCTATGTCTGTGAAGATCCTACCAAATTCACTTCACACTCCGATTCCGCTACTTCCGTGCCAGATGGCTATGAGGCTATCACTGAATTGCCACGCAATGATGGATATATCCTACAGTTCGCCCATTCAAGCAAGGGCTATGCTTTCCCTGAAACGGTAGGTGGTTCTGCCGCTGCTGGTGGCTGTGATTATTTCTACACTTGTGTAGATGATTCCGGCTGGGTTTCTCCGGGCTGGTATGGTGCTCTGCTCGCTGGGAATGCGCGTAATGGTGCGTATGCGGGTTTCGGTTCTCTGAATACGGATAATCGCTCCTCGTACTCGTCTGCGAACGTTGGTTTCCGCTTGTGCCGTTTTTAACGGACTGCAAAGCGGCGGTACACGGGGGCTTTTTTGCGAACGTGAATTGAGAAAGAAATGAGAATAAACAGGTTGATGGTGATAGGTGGTGCTCTGCTCGCTGGGAATGCGAATAATGGTGCGAATGCGGGTTTCGGTTATCTGAATACGAATAATCGCTCCTCGAACTCGAATGCGAACATTGGTTTCCGCTTTTACCGTGGTTTCAACTTTACAAGATATAACTGTGATCACCATGACCTTACCACACAGGGGCTATCAGCACTGCTGGTAGCTGGTAAAAAAAGACGAATTAAAACGGTGTTAGTAAGTAATTGAACGCTCCGATTTAGACCAACGGCACAATGGGCTTGATAAAGACAGAATACGGCTTATGTTACAGTAGCGATACGATGTTTAACGGCTATAGTGATATGGAGGATTGCGGATATTATATTGGCGATACTGGTAGCCTCTATATATCCCAAAGCAAGAAGCTAAAGAATATCTATCCTCTTATCTACGAATCCGCAAACCTCGTTAGGGCGCAATATAATGCACAGAAAGGCAAGGGCGATCGTACAGAGATACGGAAGTTCAACAATAACATTATTGAGTGCCTGACAGATTTGTATTTCCAGCTAAGGAATATGACCTACCAGCCGGGAGAATACAAGACTAAGACTATATATGAGCCGAAAGAAAGGCTGATTATGATTGCACCTTTCTATCCTGATCGTATAGTCCACCATTGCGTTATCAATGTGCTTGGGCAACATTGGACGCACATATTCACGTCAAACACTTACGCTTGTATCAAAGGCAGAGGCGTACACAAGTGCATGGAAGATCTGCATAGGGATATGATGCTGGATAAGAAAGGCACTAAGTATTGCTTGAAGATAGATATAAGAAAGTATTTCGACAATGTGGATCACGCATCTATGAAGCGGATAATCCGTTACACCATAGCGGATGATCAGATGCTTTGGCTGTTGGATAGAATTATAGATAGCAACGGTAAAACAATCGGTTTGCCAATAGGTAATTTCACAAGCCAGTATTTTGCCAACCTATACCTCGCATACTTCGATCACTGGGTGAAAGAAGATCTTGCAAGAATGGTGATGGCGAAATTTGGGGTGAAGATATACTACTACCGATATATGGATGATATAGTAGTCCTTTGCTCCAGCAAGGAAGCACTGCATTTCATACTTGACATGATGGGGCTTTACTTGGCTTCGGAACTGAAACTGGAGATAAAACCGAACTGGCAGATCTTCCCGGTCGATGATCGTTGTATAGACTATGTTGGCTTCAAACAGAATCACTACGGTATCTTGCTCCGCAAGGGCATACTTATGAGGTTCTATAGGAAGCTGAACAAAGTCAAGAAGAGATACGAGATCAAAGACATGAACGATGTAAAACACCTCTTCCCGTCTGAATACGGCTGGGTAATCAGATGCTCGGAGGAACACAGTAAATTCATCTTTAATAAATGTTTGAACAATGGAAACAACAGGATTATTTATCGGGTTGCTGGCTGACGAAAAGCCGGAGGTTATCTATGACTTGTACAACGGGCAGGGTACATTCATGTACAACCACAACATCAAAGAAGTATCGGTAATCAAGGAAAAAGAGGGTGGCATAACTGTTACCTCTGACGATGACGAAAAGGCTACTGGCAAGATGTTCCAGTATGACAGCGTTAGGGTGGAATACCCAAAGACAGCGGACAACATTTTCAGCACATTGCTTACTGCAAAGTACCCGTCTAAGACGGAAAGCAAGCTGATGAATGAATACCAGTCTGCCATGCTCGGACTGCTGGATGAGAGCTACAAGAAGCCTTATGAGGACTTTTTGAAAGATCGTCTTGCTATACGCAACATGATTGATGCCGATGCTGAAACATACAACATTCCAACCGACTTGTAATATGATTGAAGATTTTGAAGATGAGCTGGATTCCAATGCTGGAGATAGTGATCTGTTTGATTGCGAATACTCCAGCGTGGATGCCCTAATTAATGAAGTGATCGTATTCACTGGCGTAAAGTCTGATGTGCAGACAGAGAACGGAACGAGAACGCTTGTTGCTTTTGGTGAGGGTGCAGGAAGATCCGCATTTTTCACCGATAGCAAGAGGCTGAAAGATGTGGTTTGCAATCCAAACCGAACATTCCCATTCCGTGCTATCATTAAGGTAGTGCGCTTTGGAAATAACACTGGATTCAAGTTCTTTTCTCCGAAGTCAAAGATCACGCAAGAGGATAAGGATAACTTCGAGTATTACAAACGTAACAAGTATAGAAGAAAAAGGTAATGAATGACTGGAAAGAAATTTTACTTGCCTTTGCCTCCGTAGTAACAGCACTTGGCGGATTGGAGTTCTTAAAGTATCTCCTTAACAGGAAAAATATAAACCGTGTTACAGCGGCAGATGCTTTTAAGGCGGAATATAAGTCTATCATTGAGGATTACCATAGGGTAAGAAAAGAGGTAGATGATGCAAAAAGGGAAATTTCATCTCTGAACGAGAAAGTGGATGAGCTATACAGGCAAGTACGCTCACTTGAAAATGAGAGGCTGGATCTGATCAAGAGAAATGCGGAGTTGGAACTTGCGCTAAGAGAGGCACGACACAATGAATGTGTCAGACCTGATGATGAGTGCTTTAAGGGTAGGCTACCTAAAAGGACTTATTGCCGATTGAAAAAACTTGCCTCTGGAGATTATGATGCTTTCTATGAAGATGATGATATAACTGAAAACAAGAAGAGCAATGCAGAGAATAAGGATAGCGGAGTATCTAAAAAGTCTGATAAGGGCTAATACGCTTGATAGTAGCAAATCCTTTGCGCTTGTACTATCAATTCTGGTAGGTGCGTTTATCGGGCTGTGTGTCGGATTTTGCCTTATATGGGATGTATGCACCAACGGCTATCTGAAAACAGATCTTGATGCTCTTGGAGTATTCATGCTCTGTATCGGTGGTTTCATGGCTGGCGGTGGAATAAATAAAGCAATTAGTGAACGAAGCAAAAAAGGAAAGGAACAAAACAATGTTGGTACTGATTGATAACGGTCACGGTGAAAATACACCGGGCAAAAGATCTCCAAAATGGGCTGATGGCTCACAGTTGTTTGAATGGCAGTATGCCAGAGAAGTAGCAAACGCTGTATATAACCAGCTTATCGCAAAAGGTGTGGATTGCGAGTTACTGGTTAAGGAAAGTGTAGATGTACCGCTGGCAGAGAGAGCCAGAAGAGCCAATGAAGCGGCTGCAAAACATGGTAAGAGCAAGACTATCCTTGTATCTATCCATGTAAACGCTTCCAATGGAAAGGGTACAGGCTGGGAGATACACACCTATCCCGGAAAAACAAAAGCCGATGATCTTGCGCAGATCTTCTGGGACACCGCAAAAGAAATGTTCGGTAATGACTGGAAGATCCGTGGTGACTGGAGCGATGGGGACGGTGATTGGGAAAGCAATTTCTACATTCTCCGAAAAACCACTTGCCCGGCTGTACTTACAGAAAACTTCTTCATGGATAACGAAAGGGATTGCAAGTTTCTTCTTTCCCCGGAGGGCAAGGCGGCTGTTGTGAAACTTCATGTGGATTCAATAACCAAATACATTGAGAAGTATGCGTAAGTATGTAATCATAGCGTTTGCCGTTCTTTTGGCGGCAATCGCTTTCCTATCACACCGTGTCCGATCGCTCCAAACGGAGCGTGACAGGTTAGAGAACAACCAGACAGCACTGCTGGAGGATGTAGCCTACTACAAGACAGAATCCGGCAAGTATGCCGCATCCGTTCAATCATTGGAGTTGTCTAAGTCGGAGCTACAGAAACATTGCGATGAGCTTGTTAAGACGGTTGAGGATCTCAATGTGAAGATAAAGCGCATCCAGTCTGTTTCAACGACTGCAACGAAAACGGAAGTGCCGATAAAGACGGAAGTACGGGATAGCATAGTTTACCGTGTGCCGGATAGTTTGAAGTTGCTTCCAGTTCGCCCTACCTTGATAGACACATTGAAAAGGATCACATTCAAAGATCCGTGGGTTGAGCTTGACGGTACTATTGACAAAGGTATGTTTACTGGCAGGATTCAAACAGTAGATACGCTCATTCAGGTAGTACATAGAGTGCCGCATCAATGGTGGTTCTTCAAATGGGGGACAAAAGCCATAAGGCAGGAGATAAGAAGCTCCAGCCCGTACACCAAGATAGTTTACTCTGAATACATAGAGTTGAAACGAAAGAAGAAGAAATAA